CCGTTACTATCTAATCTTAAATCGTTCTTTTGCAATCCAAAGTGAACGTGGTCAACTATAATATTTGCAATATCACCGGACTGCGTTTCGATTTTAAAATCATTATCGCTATCAACGCTTAACTTATTTTTGCCAAGATATACTGAACCACTCGATAAGTGCAATTCGGCAAATGGTTGTGTTGGCGAACCCAAAGAAACATTAGCGCTATCTGGGAGAAATCCTCCACTTAATACGATATTGCCATTACTTTCGCGTAATTGTGTAAATGGGTTGTCTTGCCTTGCCTGGACGTATGCAGAATCAATTAATTGAATAACTTCAGCAGAATCTAGAAATTCAAGTGAGTCTCTGAGACGATCTCTAACTTGAATATATGCTGAGTCAATGAATGCAGATATTGTATTTGAGTCTAAATAATTTTGTCTTGATTGAACGTATGCAGAATCAACAAGGTCGCGAATACGGTTAGAATCGATTAAGCTTTCGATCGCAGCAATTGCAGCTGCAGAATCTAGCGTAATCGTTTTTCTAACGTTTTGTATAGGTGTGCCAAGCTTGACACTACGAACAATCGTATTATTTTGCTTTAATTTCATCTGACTTTTTTTCTTATTATCGTGTCACTGAAGGAGAAATTTGAATTCTTCCTTCAAGTATCCGTTCAACAATATTGTTATCAGTACTCGGGTCCACGAATGAAATTTCCACATCATAAACGTATCGCCCTGGCTTGAGCGAATCAGTTTGCTGATTGGTTAATGCAATGGTTACAACGCCTTCAGTTGCTGGATCGGGAATGATACTAGTGAATTCAATCGCATCAGCACTTTTATAAGTTTTTTTCAACTTGGCTGATACAGTATAATCACTTAAATCTTTTTTGGATCCATCGGCGTTTTCGAGACGTAGTTCGATCGCTACATCTGCGCCTTGATCAATTGTAAATTCTTCATACGCGGCCATGAAATACTCTCCTGATTTCTTTGTCGGACCCGCCAACGAGCCCCTGCCGTAGATTATTTATAATAGTTTGAATATATAGAATAGTGTAATTTAAGTGAGATGATTATGAAACCAATTATTTATGATAATGATATTAATAAAATGTCAGATGATGAACTAAAAGCAATGTTTAAACAGGTAGTATCAAATTTAGTAGTTGTTTTTAAAAATCAAAGGGTGTCTGTTGAAAACGAACTACGCATTTGTACAATAGCTGGTGAAGTTATGCCAACTTTTAACAGAGCTAAAGATATCTCTGTAATAGATGGTATTTTAAGAGTAACTGGTAAAAAAGATGAAAAAGGCAATGAAGGTCTCTTTGGACATAAAACCGCTTTAGACTGGCACGCTAATCAGCCATCCAATCCGGATCGTAAATCAATTATTTGGATTTATGCATTAGAAGGAGCGGTTGGTTCACGAACATCATGGCTAAACATGGTTGCTGCATATAATGATTTACCTACAGATTTAAAAGAATATGTTCAAGATATAGAAATGTATTGTGGATATTCTACCGGCAGATATTCAACATCACCATATTTTCATGATCATATAAATACCAAAAATAAAGTAAAATTGCTTCATACTAATCCAGAAGGATTAACTGGTCTCATGTTTCCATATTTTCAACTATTTGAATTTGTAGGTAAAAGTAAATTAGAATTTAAATTAATGACTAAAATGCTATGGGAGCACTGCTTACAAGAAAAATATATTTATCATCATGATTGGCAAAATGGGGATATTGTAATTTCAGAGCAATGGTTAACATTACATAAACGTTGGCCATTTGAAAATATGGAAAATAGATTATTACATCGAGTTGCTTTTGGGCATGAAAACATTTATACAAGTTAAGCCACTTTCACCTGACATTGATTTGACTGACTTTTTTCAAGAAGCAAATCAATTGAACTATAACGATAATAATTCTTATAATCGTTTACATAGCCAAGTGTTTGTATTACTGAAAAACGGTTTAGTTAAAGGCATGTGCATTGCACACAAATTTGAAGATGGTTATAGAATACTGTCGCGCATGTGCATTGTACCAAGTTTTTATGAAGAATCTTTTATTCCAACACTAACTTATGTTAAAAAATATCATCCTGTTATTAATTTAATGACAACATGTGTAAAATATTGTAAAGATAATCCGATGTATATAACAACATCCGATAGCAATAAAGGCGGCCAACGGTTAGTCCATAAAATATGGGCTCCAATGATGGAAAATATGAAAATTTTAAAATATGTAAAACCAATTGTTTATAGAAAAAGCAATCAGCATTTATGGAAAGTAAATAAAACTGAATTTATAAAGCAGTATGGTAACCACAACTCCTAAAAATATTCTTGATCGATTTGATGAAATCAAATCATACTATGATTCAATAAAAGATAATGCTACTAGTTGGGTAGAAACATGGCATTATGAAGGTGAATGGAATTTTATTCCTATTAGATTTAATTACGAATCTCGGTATGATTTGGAATTACCCGACGACATCGTTATTGCAGGGTTTTCAATCTTAAATCCTGGTGCAGAGATATATCCTCATAAAGGATATGAAGGATATGCGCAAAAAGTTACTAGATATCATATGACATTATACGGATCAGAGGATTCATACTTAAAAGTTGGTAATAGTGAATACGAATATATTGAAAAAACATTGATTCCATTTAATGATGCAAAGGAGCATTCGGCATGGAACCGAGGGACAAGGGCAAGAGTCTCATTTTTATTTGACGTCGAAAAAAATGGTAAAGTAGAAATGACACAAAAAATGAGTGATAGATTTAAATGAATATATCAAATACCGGATTTCAAACTATATTTAAACCAGGCTATGGTGACATGGTTTGGTCTTTATCGTATGCGTATATGAATGGATATAAATCGATTCATTACGATGGTAAAGAAAAGCTTTACGAAAAATATAAAGACGCAGACGCCGAATCAGTGATTGAACGCCTTTTATATTTAAACAATGCAATGGAAGGTGATAATCTAAAAATTCATTTTAATGGTAACGCGGAAAAGGTGGATGTTAATAAATTTTCTGGTTCACTTCCGGTATGGAAGTTTAAAGATAGATGGATTGGCAACGGCGACTATATCACAGTTCAAAAAATTGAACCTGCATTTGCAGAACGGTGTTATGATTGGGAGGAGTGGAGAAAGGTCGACATTGAAGTCCCGCCAGGCATAGACGTTGTTTATTTAGATTATACTATGCCAATTAAAAAGGTGCACCACCTTTTAAAATATGCAATTCATCACTATGGCTATCCAGGTTCAAATACTCATATTGCTGGTTTAGTTGAAACGCCACATACAGTATTTACAAAAGATTTTAAACAAGCCTCGGCTTGGCATCCAAAAGGTCGGTCAATACTTATAAATAAAGATATAGTTAATCTTGGAGATTTTATATGATTAATTTATCAAATGCAATATATTTTGAAAACCCATGGCCGCATATTATAATCGAAAATTTTATTCGAGATAAGGCAGCTGTTGACGTATTAACGCATAATAAATCTTTAGTTAATTATTTAAGAGACGCAAGTGATGGTTTTCGAAATACTGTAAGAGAAGAATTAAATTATCAGCAGTTATTAGATTGTAATGATTTTCCAAGCGAAGTAATTGATGTTATATCGGCCTGTGATCAATCAAAAGAATTAAAAGATTTATTAGAATTTCACCTTCTTCCGAAATTACTTGAAACATATAATAAGCCTGAAGAATATTTTAAAACATTTGAAAAATACGAATTTAGCTATGGTGGTTATAGTCCAATACAAGATGATATATTAGGCGAACGACTTAAAGATACCCATATTGATGGGCCTAAAAAAATATATACAGGTATGATTTACTTTAAACATCCGGATGATCATGATGAACATTCGAACTTTGTATTAGAGTCATACGATGAAAATGGCGTACAAACTCAAACCAAAGTTTTACCATACTCAAATAATATTGCAATATTTTGGCCTAACCTTCCGAACGCGTGGCACCATGCGCAAGCCCGCGGGAAGAATAATATAGTTAGAAGACATATAAACTTTGTAGCTAATGGTTTAGATGATTTACACGATTATTCTAAAAGCGGTTTTAGAATATACGGCTGGAAAAAAGTTCACAAGTTATAAAACATGCCAATAAGTTCTTTCATGGACTCGTTGCAACACTCCACATTCATAACCATCATAACACAGTTATCATCAAAAGAAAACACCGAGTGCGTTAAATTAGTATTAATGAAATAAGCTCGGCCGTGTTCAAAATGTAATGGTTTACCATCAAGCATAAAGTAATTGTCCGGTGGGTTACACTTTGATAATGGTATTATCACTCTCATTGCTACTTGACCATCTGGACTACGATCATCTCGATGTGGTGGAAAGTAACTACCTTTTTTCATATTTAAAAAGTGCGTACGGCCTAACCACTTCATTAATGGCTGACATAGTTTGTTTACTTCGCTTGAACTATAATATACATCTGTCGGAGTACGAAAGTCTAACTCATCAATTAACAGGCCTTCGCGCATGCTAAGTTCATACAGCGAGTCTAAGTCTTTTCCATCTAACTTGCCGTCCATAGATGTAACTGACAATCCGTATCTCGGATTATTTGGTTTTGATTTATTATATTGATGCCATTTAAATGTCGATATCTGAGTCAATATTTTTATAGGATCGCAAATCAGAGTCAGTGGAATAAATTGTCCGTATGTCAATAGTCTTTCGTAATTCATCTTTTAATTCCGGTATGATTTGTAAAAAATCGGTATTATCTCTTCTATCTTTTGCACGAAGTTGTTGAATAAATTCAGGAAATAGTTTCATATATTCTTCGTTATCATATGATAAAGCAGAAATTACTTGATCGTTTTTATATTTCAATTTATTAATGTAATGTTGCCGAATATGCTTAGGTAGCACATATACAGAAATCCACTTTGGCTTTAATACAATCGATGTAACATCTGCATGCATTTTTTTATAATTAGCATAATCTATAATTTGGTCAATTGATCCAACGTTTATTGCAGTGATTGCCGAGGTTAACTGAACTTTAACGTTAGGATATTGCTTAAATAAATCTATATTTTTATCTATTACACTGAAGCTAGATCCAACTCGTTGATATTCATTTACATCAAATACACCATCGCATGATATATTAATCGTAACACTTTTAAAATGCTGAATTACTTCTAAGAATTTAGATGGAGCTTTTGTTCCATTTGTTATAATAATGAGTTCTAAATCTTTTGCATAATTATTATCTTTGGCATAATATATCAAATCTAATATATCCATATTCATAAGAGGCTCGCCTCCAGTGAATTTTATCTGATTAGTGTTTGATAACATTATATCCATTTCACGATAAAACTCTGTAGAATCAATATACATATAACTGTTAATATGAGTCGGCCCATCCCATTTACCATTCTTTTTCCAGTCAACTGCTAAGGAAGAAGATTGATGAGGATGGCACATCATACACTTTAAATTACATAAATTGCCAAACATTTTAAACTCTATAGAATAAAAGCGCATATCTTGTAATTTAAGGTGTACTTTTTGCTTAGACTGTGATATAATATTTTTTACTTGATCTTGGAAGGCCGGAGTAGTACTTGCAAATTGTTCATGCCTAAACTGTCGTCTTGATTGTATTCCTGCCGTTTCATGATTCAAGCATTTTTCACAATACTTTTGCGTGTAAGGACCTATAGCGTTTGTTTCAAATTCATTTCTTAGATTAACCATTTCATCAGAATTAAAATGTTCTTCAATAGTTTTCTCTTGAATTGTATATGGAAGTGGATATGATCTACAACAAACGGCATAATTACCAAATACGCGCTGATCAAATGTCATGTAAGGTTCTAGACAATATACCATGGAAATGCAATTCCTTTATTCAATATCAAAACTTTTAAAAGAAACCGAATACGCTGATTTTGCGCAATCATTTTCTAAAAATCAAATTCAGTGTAAGATGTGGCTCGTTAACGAGTTACTTAATATTTATAGTCCTAAAAAGATTATGATTTTAGGTTCTTGGTATTGTACTGTACTCACTTATTTACTAAAAGATTTTGAAATATATTGTGTAGATAAAGACCCAGAAGTATTAAGACTTGCCAAAGCATTTAGTAAAGTGATTGGTAATAAAGGCACTTATGTTTGTGGTGACGCTACATTGATGCGTTGGTCTGCATATGACACTGTAATCAATACGTCATGTGAGCATATGAAAGATTTAGATTATTCACAATCAAACACGGTGTATGCTCTTCAATCTAACAATTATCATGGTATTGAAGGCCATATTAATTGTAAAAATAGTTTAGAAGAATTTATTGAATCGACTAAATTAAAAACTATCTTATATTCTGGTACGCTTGAAATGGATAAGTATGAAAGATATATGGTTATAGGTAAATGCTAAATATTATATGTGCATATTGGGGCAATAAATATTCATATGATTATGTGAATATACTTGAAAGTATGTGTAAAAATAATATTCATATACCATTTAAATTTCATGTAATCGACACATTTGCTGAAAATGGATTATGGAGAAAGCTAGAATTATTCAATCGTTTTACGAGTGGCACAAACATTTTCTTTGATTTGGATATCATATTACTTAAAACGCCATATAGATTATTATCGACTCAAACTCGTGTTCCAACTGTGTTATATTCAGCATGGAAAGAAGGATATCAAAAAACGGCAACAATGTATAATTCATCTATTATGAAGTGGAGTAGTAATCAAGGGAGTATTATCTATGATTATTATAATAGGAAACGAGATCAAATGTTATTTAAATACGATGCATTAGATCGATTTTTATATCATGAACCAGTAGATGTTGATACTTTTCAAACAGGAATTGCTTATTCGTATCACATGGGATCGCGTTTTTTAAAAGACATGTCATCTCAAAAATATAGGGATGACTATGAAGTTTGTATATTTAATGAAGGCGCTAAACCTCACGAGTTAGATGGATGGATTCATGAATATTGGAAATGAATATGCCAAGGCTGTAGAGTGGTGCTCTAATCATAACTTAGATTATCTTAAAGCAAATATCCTAATACCCGAAGAAGTAAATGAAGAAGTACTTGAAATATACAAATTAGGTCTATTCACTCCTCACCGCACAAATGATGGCAAAGGTTGGTCATCTGCCACGTTACATGGCGATGAGTGGAATGTCACCGGATATAATCCGGATAAATCTAACTATAAGTGGACGTCCCTTTGTGATAAGGCGCCAGCAATGACAAATTGGTTAAAAAATATATTTCCAAATAATGATATGTATGGCCGATGTAGATTCATGTTGCTTGAGTCTGGTGGCTTTATTCGAAAACATACAGATACACATAAGTGGAAACCAGGACAGCCACTTGCCAACAATGTAACAAGGGCAATAAATATTTGTATTACTCAACCAGATAATTGCTATTTGCGTAATGCTGATACGCTTGAAGAAGTACCATTTAAACCCAGAGAAGTGTATTGGTTTAACAATGGCATATTTCATGAAGCTGCTAATTTTTCGAAGCATCCTCGCTTTCATTTTATTATTCACGGTGGAACAAATAATGACCGTAAAAGATTATTCATTGAATCAGTTAAGAAAGAATATCCCAACGCAGTCTTTTGAGGAATTAGCTGATTATATTATTAGCAATTCAAATCACAACACGCATAAGTCTTCGAAGCGCGTTCATATTATTGTTTTATATCATAACTTAGAATGGAATGAATTTCATCGCTATCTTACAACATTGACATGGTTTACTGGTATTGGGTGGAATAATAGAGGATCAGTTGATTGCAATGTAATTTTTACTCGCGATTTAGATGAAGCTTTAAATAAAGCAAATGATTATGACTATGCTATGATTTCTTATACTGGCACATTCTATCAATCATATCAACAAAACTCACCGGAAACAATCGGCGATTATTTCGATAAATTTTGTAACTCAAATATAGTGTGCAGAGGACACTTATTATTTCATCCAAGTAAGAAATATGGAAGACTGCATTTACAATGCATGTTTATGAATTTGGAACATTGGCGTAAAATAGGTAAGCCAAAAGTAACAAGCGCATACAGTGGACCAGTGATGTTACCACAAAGATCAGAAGGAAATGTGCATGATGATTATACTCCGTTTTGGATTAAGCCATCTGAAAAGTGGAGTGAAGTAAAGAAATGGCATATGGGAGAATATATTACTAAAGTTTTAGAAGATGGTCAAAAAATATTAAACTTTGATTTAGAAAGAACATGTAAGTTTTTTACTTATCCGGAAAGAGAAGAAATTTCTGACATGCTTCTTTTAGAGCGTAATCGTAAAGAGAATATTGTATACGTAAAAAATAATGAAAAACTAAAAAAGTATGATAAGCTTCCAGATCGTAAGTATGATGTAATTTATTCCCCAGCTTCAGGTGAAATGTCTGAATTTTTATTCTATAAATTTGGTCATGAAAATACTAAATTGGTAATATATGATTATAATTCAATATCTCTTAAATGGAAGCAATTACTTTATCAAAGCGTCAATACCCCTCAAGATATTGCAAAGGTGAGTAATTACATTGGTCAAAAATATGATTGTTATATTGATAATGTTGATTATAGAGAAAGTGTTGTAAAAGAAAATTTGGAAATATTTTCTGATGAAAAATGGATTGACATTATGAAAAATGCAAATAATGTTGAATTTGTTGAGTGTGACGTTGTGAATGACATACTACAAATTGATGAAACTAAAACTAATTTTATCGCATTTTCAAATATTTTTTCATACATGTTTTTACTACATAAAATGCCAATAGAAGATATTCATAATAGTCTTTTGCGATATTACAAATTAGATAACACCATAATTGTTGGTAAAAATGTTTTTAAGGATCCATTTATAAATGATAATATATGCAGTTAGAATAGGTGATCGTTATGGAATTGAATACGAACAATATTTAGAAAAAATGCTTCCATATGAAATTCGATGGATACGAGAAGAAAAAGATCGAAGAATCAAATTACAATGGAATAAAATGTATGCAATGGACAGTAAGTTAGATGAACCTATTTGTGTTATCGATATTGATATTTTGTTACTTAATGATTATAAAAAAATCTTTGAATATCCAATACAAAAAGGAGAATTCTTAGCTGCTCCAAATTGGTGGAGAGGTTTACCAAAAGATAGCATATGGAAAATCAATGGCGGATTCTATAAGTATTATCCAACCGATTGCCAATACATATATGATAAGTTTATGGAAAATCCTGGATATTGGCAATCTAAATATATTGCAGATGGCGTAACAACTGGACCAATTAACGGTGAACAAAACTTTGTAGAAGAATTGGCTCGCGAGCGTTTAAACGTAATTACTTTACCAGATTCGTGGTTTTGTAGAATGGACGCGAGAAAAGATCAAATGCAAATAATTGGTGTTTTAAATAGAATGTATAAAGAAATAACTGGAAACGATTATATGTTTATGTCAGATTTTCATCCTGATATAAAATTTGTACATTTCACGAATATGGATAATCATCCACATAAATGGAAAAAATATCACTCGTATAAAAACTTACCTGCAATGTACAATGATTCTAATGGTGATTGAGCTTCTCTTAGCGATTTTTTAAGTTCTGCATTATCAGAGTTTTCCACCTCTTCCATATCAAAAATGCGCAGCTTTAGATTAAATAAAAAGTCCTGATCTTTTGTATCATTTCCTGGTTCAAATATTTGTTCAATTGAAGTTACATTTGTATCACCGCGTTCTTCAGCAATTACATTAGGATCATACAATAGACCAAAGTCTTGGCCTAATCTTAAAACCATTGCTTCAAATGCTTGTCTTTGCCCTTCCAGAAATTGCGTAGTCATTCTCGAAATTTCATCAATTGAATATGTATCTAAAAGACGCAAATAGTATTCATCTTCTAAATCCGTTCGAATTGTAATAGGATAATTTTGTCCTTCATTATCCTGATATGTTGCAACAATCATATCCTTTCTGCCAGAGGCATATCTGGCATGTACAAATTTTCCGTCTATAAATTCTATCATAATCTCTCACATTTTACTTGATATGTATTACTAATTGACTGTGTTCCATTTGGGAATTCTACTGCAACATAGTCATTTGGGTCTGCATCATCTGGATCTTGCAGTTGAGTTTGGAAATTGCCAGTTCCATTTAATATTGTGTCATTTAATGGCGCAAATCCACCTGCATCTCCACCTCCATTAATATTATATCTAATCTTAGATCCAACAACATTTACTATCGCATAATTTAATACCGAATTCATAACCGCAGATATATATCCTTGATTTCTAGGCTCAACTTGACCAGATGCTGTAATCCCGGCCGGAAAAATGTTTCTAGAGACTGTAGTTGGCTCTTTAAATCGATAAAGATTATATGTTGCAACTGTTATTGGATTCGAACGAGATGACCCCGCTGCAGGAACAGTTTCGCCGGTTGGATCATAATTAGTATCTTCAAACACTACACCTAAATTTGTCCATGGGATTACTGATGTTGGAGGAGGAGCAAATATTCTATGAGGTCTTTTATCAATAATTTCTCCAATTACATCGCCTTTACCATATCTTGAAACAACGCAAAAGGTATCAATCATATCTTGTAAGCTCATTGCTTGTACATCATCATTAGAATTTAAGTACGCAAAATATAATAAGTTGGTTGGATCTGATGGAGGCAATACCGTATCTACATCTTCTTGTATTGAATATAGTATTGTTGAATCAAGATATGGCTCATCAGTTTGTGACTCAGTCGGAAAATCGGTGTCACTATTATCTAAAGCCGCACCTGATCGTAATCTAGTATCACCCATAGCACCTAAGTTTCCGGTAAAACCGGCAACAGGAGATAATCTCACTGGAAAACTCGTTTGTTGCATCCATTCTAATGCACTCGATTGAGCAAATTGATGTAACTCAATATCACTTAGTTGACGCATAAAACCAGTCGCCTCATCAATAAATAAAGGTCTTCTAAATGCCATTATATATCCTTTTAATATTAACCACCAGCACCGTATAGAGTTACAATAGCTGTTCCACTTGAATTCAACACTTTAAATTCAACACTATTATATAGCTTATTCTTATTAACGGCTCCGCTAGCTAGTTGAGCACTATCGATACCACCATTTTTAACTATGACTTTGCTGTCATTATCGATAGTAGTTGTAAATCCATCGGTGATTACTCCTAAATTAAAGCTATCACCAGATCCAGTGCCAGAAATGCCGCCACTATTTGTAATATTAATACTAGCAAGAATATTTAGGTCATTATTAAAGTTTGATAATTTAATACTTCCAGCTGATATTTTTTTACTGGCACCAGCACTATCAACACCAGCAAAACTTACAAGACCAACTGGTGCAGCATCTAATGTATTAAAATCTGCACTAATTTTAAAGTTACTGTCAATATCAACACCTTTACCTTCAGTAATACTTGGTACTAGATCATTATCAAATACGCTAAGCTTAATTGTTTGGAGAGGTTGTTTTTTCGTAGCAGATGCGCTATCAACAAACATCATATACGATGATGAATCAATTGCATTACTTGAATCTACTTCACCCAAGTCTGCAGTAATTTCTCCACTTGCGCTAATATCAACACCAGAACCGCCAGTAAATTTACCACGTATTGTTGAATCGGATATACTAAATGATCCGTTTGTCGAATTATATGAAGTATTTGTTCCGCTAGTAAATTTACCACGTATTGTTGCATCACTAATACTAAACTTACCAGTGCTCGCTGCATATGTAGTATTCGTGCCAGATGCAAAATTTCCTCTAATATCAGTAGCAGTCACCTTTGTATATGTCATGATACCGGTAGCACTATCATACTCTAGCGCACCAAATCCAGTAGCAGATTCGCCGGCGCTAATAGATGATCTAGCAACGGCTTCAATCGATCCAGAAGTAGAGCCTAAGTTTGAATCTAAAAGAGTTACTAAGTCAAATAGTGTGCCTACTGCCTGTGATACGTTAGTAACGCCTGTCCCAGCATTCTTTGTTGTAAAGTTTGTAATATCACCAAGATCACTTTCAAGTAGTCCAATATCACTATCTAGACCAGTTGTAAGTGCGATAAGAGATGTATTAACACTATCGATATTTGATGTCAGTATACCATTCACACTATCAATAAGAGAATTGACACTATCTACATGATCACGAAAATCACTATCAAGTAAGAATAAGGAAGTTTCATTGCTATCAACTCTATCAGTTAATACAGCAACATCACTATCTAAACTATCTAGTCTATCATGATTTGTATTTAATCCGTCTACAGTATTACTATCACCCGAAGATAATAGCGCAATATCTCCTACATCGCGTGAAATGATATTTGTCTTATCAACGAATGTAGTAAGCTGATCTGTTAAATTAACTAGCGTTATTGCCATTATTAACCTCTATTAACCTTTTAAGAAGATTTTTAATTTCACTAACATCATTTTTTAAATCTTCTACTTCTGAAGCAAGCAAGTTTGTTTTTTCCTGCTCTTGTTGTTTATTTTTTTTTATTTCTTTTGCTCGCGCTATTTCATTATTATTTATATTTAAAATAGCGCCACTCACTGGATCTCTAACTAACCCTAAATTTCCTTCAACCTTTAAGTACTTTTTCATTATGTCGCCAATGCAATAACTCTTAAGTCTTTAATACTTGGTATTCTAGAAGAATTCGTAGTATGCATGACAATTTTAACTTGGAAAGTGTTAAAGGTGTTTAGTGCACCACCGGGTCCGCCGGCCAAGTACTCATATTGCCTAAACGTTTCACGATCATCATCACTCGGCACTATCGCCTCAGCATCAACCTCAACCCAATTAATATTATCCAATGGCTCATCGCCAGCAGATATCTTATAATATACACTAAATGATGCAGCTGCTGGTCTGTTTGCACCAAATATAATTTTAAGGCCAACAGCATCGGCCTGTAAAGTAATTGGTCTAGTAACATGTTTACATGAAGAAGATCCAGAGTTTGGATGTGTTTCATCTACGAATGATAATGGAACGTTGAAACCAGCTGTCGCGACAGAATCTTGATTATCAATGATATTTTCAAATCCTGTAAACGATGATCTTTGCAAATCGATAATAGGCGATACTCTATCATCTTCAGTAGACATGCTCAGCGTGAGTGATACCGATTTCTGATTACTCATATATTGAGTTTCGTTTGATGGACTCGCTACGATCTTCGCCGAAGTCGTAGGATTGATTTCATTAAGAGTAATGTCAGTTGATGTTTGCTGTTTAGCATACGCTGAATTAGATAGTGAGTTTCTTCCTGCACCAAATGAAGCACCTTCGGTCAACTGTATGCTTCCGGATATTTGTGTCTGCGGTACCGATAGTGTTGCAACTGTAGGAATGTATGTATCAAACATTACATTTTGAGATGAAGTTACGTTGCTACCTCCAGTTCGTATTGAACTGCTTGCGACAGAGTCTGCTGTAAATGTGTATCCAGTGTGATCAACATCTCCGACTGTACGAGTACCTAAAATATCTGTTCCTATGATACCACCATAGAACTGAGAAGAATCTAATCCGGATATTAGCACTTTATCATTTTTAATCATTCCATGACCTTCATGGAATACTCTGATTGTGCTTGTTCCATCACTTGTTAAGAATGGATTATTATCCAAAAGATATGATGGCACTGCGCCGTTTTCTAAAAGCGCTGTAGCTGAAGGCGCAAATCTCGCCCTGTATAATCCAAACATCAAGTCTCTTGCTTGATCCGGAGTCCATGTGCTAGCATTCTGAGATAAGAACAAAGAACCAAGTGTTGGTTGACCCGTTACACGAGCTTCGGTAGATCCTAATATAAAGTCATATGTTTTAGCGCAATAGGTATTATAATCATTTGATTCGGCCATAACGACAAAGCAATATTCTTGACCAGCATTCAAGTACACTGGTTCATCAAATTCAAAATCTGTCGGCGTAACTCTTACAATCTGTAGGTTATTTGGATCAGAAGGTATATTTACATCTGCAGCCGAAACGAATTTTGATGCGTTAGGTATTGGGCCTCCAGTTGGCACGCCGTTTTCCATTGTGCGAATTTGAACTTGAACTGGAATAGAATTATCCTTTGTTGCAAAGAATAATCTAACTTTAGTTAGGAATAGACCATTAGGATATTCAAACTGATCGATTCTAAATGACTGAGCTAAAGGATCTCTATTGTCTTGCTGTTCTTCTTGTATCCACTGTAAATCTAACTGCCGCGTATGCCTAACCGTTCTTTGTACAGTTTCTAATACACCGTTTGCAGTAAAGGTTGCTCGCGAATTACTCGTTGCAGCTGCTTCATTATCAACACTAATATCTAAAAGCTTAAACTGTTTAGAGCCAGTTCTAAATCTAAGAGAATTTGTACTCGGAACTACAAATGATCCGGATAATTGTCCTTCGGCATCGGTTACTAGACTGCTACTTCCGTCTGGATGTTCTGTAGCATTAGTGTATATATTACCATAATCTTCTGTTGTTTCAGCAAATCGAGTAAATGATAATTCTTGCTTAACCCAATCATCGACTTTCGTGCCATCAAAATATGGGAAATAGCGAGTCAATGGTCTTAACCCTTGGACTCTAAATCCAACCTTCACCGATCTCATAAATGGTAGTATGTCTATTTCAATGACTCTTTCGCCAACGAGGTCTCGAATTACTCTACTACCCGTAATGACTTGTACTCTATCTCCGCTTGGACGTCCAAACCAAGAGTTTCTCCAAGTAGCTAAACTACGAACTCTTCGAGTGCCACCGACTTCTTGTGTAACCGTACCACCGTCAACAATATTATCGGCCGCCCACTGTGTTTCTACCCAGTTATCGGATGATGGCGATAAATCCATATGACCAGTTGAAGTGATCACTGAAAATGGATTGATATTGATTGTTTCTGTCGCTTGATCTTGAATAACTAAACTATTATTCGTAGAATACGGAAGCAATAATAGATCGCCTTTTAGTGTAGTCGTATTTGCAACATCCGTATTATCATATAATAATCTAATATTGTGTGGATATTGCTGACATGTTAAAGTATTTTCTGCCATATCGATTGAAGCTTTATACTCTTCACTTTCAATTTCAGAAAAAGAATAGTTTGTAAAGTTATCTGCTAAAAAGCCCGACTTGGTTCTACTTAATCCATTTGAATCTAAAATGGTAACAGATGTTGTGTTCAACTCTAATAAGCTTAGTGTTGTTAGTTCTGTTAAATCATCAACTCTTTGCTCAAGTCTAGAGATATCCTTCATTGTATATCTTTTATTTGCATAGAAGGATGTTGACATATCATTTTTATTTAATGTAAATGCATTAAGAGATATATCATAAAGAGGAATTGTTCCAGTTGGAATTTCTGGGAATTGAGGGTCCATCGATGGAACTCCTCTTACAACCTGCAAACTACCGCGACCAAATCTTCCATCTCTAGAATTTTCAATTGATGCGACTAGCCTATCTTTTCTAGGCATGTAGTATTCTACATCTCCACTGATCGCATCGGTGTTTTGCGGAAGTAGGAATATTTTACCTTCAGCTCCTACAAAATCTCCATTGACATCTTGGACTGGTCTAAAATCTAAAACGTCTCTAAGAGAAACAACCTCATTATTTGCTTTTTTGTGCGTAGGAATATTTTCATAGTTTACAACACCGTTATACGAGTTAACTGAGAAAAAGTCACCGGATGCTCCATGAGTGAAATGATCAAATCTAACAAAAATTTGACCTGTTGGTATTGATACACCACCTTTCTCAATTAATCTACCCTTTGCATAGTAATTATCTCTTTGTCCATTATCGATAACAAAGTTTGTAGAAAGATCTGCTCCAGCAGAATCATCTTGAGTAATTAGTGATACATTGTAAATATCAGCTGTCCCTAAGTCAACGTATCTGTTGCCAGTCACGTCTGTCTCAGCATCTGCTGGCCAATTGATAGTGAGCTCTTCGCCAATCGTAAGAGTCTTAGTTCTTTCGCCAATAGTACCCTTTGCTACATATGCATAAACAGTATAGTTAGTATTTGTATCTAATCCAGAAAAGCTAGCTTGTTGATCACCATTTGAAAGCACAACAGTAGGCGTCACGATAGTGCCATCATCCTGAGTAGTTACCCATTGAAATACGTCAGTAAAAGTGAATGTGCCAGTGGCAGGCAGACCAGCAAAATTACCAGATCCGTTTGTAGTAAATTGATATTTTTTCTGTACGGTCAAGCCCGTGATATTAACGCCGGTCAGGCTAGGCCTCTGATTTGGGAGAGAGAATAGAAGGCTGTTATTTGCAGTACCTTTAAGAACAGCAACACCATCTTCCAAAATAATATTTACGTAATTGGTTCCAGATGTACCAAAGCTTTTAACATCTCTAAAGTTATTGCCGGGTAACATTTGAATATCAAATAAATAATAATTATGATTTGCGCCATCTTCTTGTACTGCTCTAATTCTTGCAGTACCAAGTGTAGCGCCACCATGATTACTGGTACTTTTTAAATTGACTGATTCATATGATTCAATATCAGGTAATCCTAAATTGTCTGCAGCATTACCTACAACATAATTACCGTATTGAGCAATTGTGTTTTGACTTTCGAGTGTAATCGTATTCTGAGCTTTAAAGATTGGAATCTTTTTAGCAGGAATATCTAGACGGAATCCATCTACGTATGCTATCCCGGCTGTAATATCTGCTTGAATATTTGAGTCGTTAAGATCATCAAACTTTGCAATAAATGGTTTTACGACATAATTTCCAGACTCTTCTCGAGTTCTAAGGGCCATTGCATCATTAATTTTATTGTATGCATCTAAAGGATTTGCAGTATCGATAATTTGACCATTAACTATTCTGGCCAAATATACAAAGTTTTCCCCCGCTTGAATTTCATCTTTTGAAGTTAAAATCATGCGAATTCGATATCTATCTGCACCGGGCGATGCTGCATTTGGCGTTTCACCCTGATTGTCATATAGATTAATATTATCGTCTACAGTTACGATGTCTTCAATAATTTTAAATCCAATATCTGTAGTAGGAGTTGTTGAATATCGGCTAATAACCGCTTTTTGCTGTGCGGCAAAAACAAACCGCCCTTTGACAAAATAATCACCGGATTCGGTAGAAGCAATTGTGCCTTTACCCACCGCATCACTTGAAGCAACTTTAACTTGATTGAAATTGTTATTTTCTAAAATGGCAGAGTTAGGTACTTTAATTGGATCTTCTCCAGAGGTCGCATCTAGCGTATCAACATACTTTACATATAATGTTGCTGGATCACCGTTTTCGGCTAATAAGATATCCAAAATTTGAACTTTAATATTTGGGTTTGGCGATTTTACTGTAAACACTTCCCCAATCATATCTAAATAATTACCAGGTAAAGGATTAAACTGAGTGTCTAGTTTAATATAATCAATCGTATTATTTAAAGTAATATTACCCGCACGTACGACAGAACCATCTCTAAAAATGTTAGTCCCAAATCTAGTCATTTCATTTTGTATAATTGACTGAGATTGAGTTAGCTCTCTTGCCTGTAGTGGTCGACCAGCATTATAAAGAATACGATAATAATTATCACTATCGGCATAATCGTCTTTATATGTTGTTCTAAATGTATTAGTGGTTAAAATGTCTGCCATTGGTAAACCTTATATCGTAATAATGATTTTAATATCTTCTTGCTGAGCTTCGTTTCTTAAAATACGAGCTCGGTTTTCAATATAAAGGAGATCGCCCGTGAATGGATCAACTGTGGGCTCTAGAGTAGCATCAACAATTGTTCCGATACCCGAACCATCAGATTCTTGAATTTCTTCGCCATTCGAAAATAGTCTAAATCCAGTATTTTCATTTTGGTGATAATATATTAAGTCACTATCCAATTTATCGATAAACGCCGCAGCACCAGAAGTCTGACCTCTGATAAAGTTATCTACCGTAAAATCTTCTTCTACGTTTTGCGTCATTTGCAATTGCTTTAAAGCATTGGCTGAAACTTCTGTAAAGATACCATCACTATCAGTAATTTTCATATTTCGGAATAGTGTGATTTGCCTAAAGTCATTGTCTACCACAAAGGTATCATCGACAGTTCCATCTGGTTTAATATTCATCATTACTGAAGAAGCTTTTAGATTTTGTCTAGCATCATACCCAATTCCATCTTTTGGCGATAAGACTGGTCTAATGATTGCGCCGGATCCACCTCCTCCAGTAATTTCCATCGATGCAATATCATAGCCTTCACCCATTGCGGCTGATTCGTTATTCATTTCAACTTTTACAATAGAACCATTTGCAATTGTAGCCGTAGCTGCAGCTCCGGCTCCATCGCCAAAAATTGTTACCGTGGGCTGTGAGGTATATCCGGACCCGCCTGAAACGACTTCTCCGTGCAATATTTGTCCGCCGATAGCACTTGTTTGAACATCAAGCTGCTGCAATTCAAACGCCGTTAAGAAATCAGAATCACCGAACTGTGACCATTCAACCTTTTGTACTGGGTGGAAGCTTGCTGATAAAAAGCGAGTTGATTGAGTCGCGGTCAATGCAAATACAAATTTCCAAACATAACCATCAGCTGTCTTAAAAGCTTTATTAGCTTGAGATCCGGAGTCTGAAAAGCTAGGCGGTACTGTTGAAGGGTTTGCCTGTCCATTCGCATTTTTACCTTGCTGAAGGCAAACGTACACTTCATTTTCTTCAGTCAAAACGTAGTAACTATTTTGAGGTATTCCAATTGACAAATCGTCGTAGGCACTATAAACTGAACCGGCCGTCCAGTTATATCTTCTTACAACAAATGATGCAGCTTCAACCTTTTTAATCGATTGAAGATTATTTCTAGCAATGTTTTCTTCTACTTTATTTTTCAAAGGTTCAACAACAACGTCTAGATCATTATAGATGTCAGACTTTCCAATACCAATATAGTATTGATTATCTGGCGCGTTGCTGTTAATTTCTTCTAAAAAATCTTGAGCTATTTTAGTTAATAGACTATCTGTTACGATTGCAGTCATTTGTTTATCCTATTAAAAACCATATTTTCCAATAACGTACCATGTGCTACCAGTCCAAATCATAGTAGCGCCGCCGTACTGAGGAATTGTTAAATTGCCGCCCGGAGTAATATAATTATTCGGCGTAATTACTGCATTACCCGTTCCGGTATTTGTAAAAATTTTAAGTTCACCTTCTACAGTACCATCTAACAATGTAATATTTAATTGAGTTGACTTATCACATATAATGTGCGATGCATCAACGTTAGCTACACCACTAGCCTGTTGAGTAGTTGTTCCTACAGATATTTTTTGTAAGTCGACTGTTCCGGAACCTTTTCCTGAAATTTCCAAATCAATGTTTGTGTCTGTTCCAGTTGTTGTAATTCGCACCGGAATTCCAGTAGCAGAGTTTGCAATCGTAATATCATTTGCAACACCATTGCCGCTCGGAACTAGATTGATAATCGAATTGCCATTCGAGTCTTTAAATCCACTCCCTTGAATAACTGGATCGACAATTGTGGCATTTGTCAATGTCTTATCCGCAATCGACTGCGCGCCAGCGCTCGTGATTAATTGACCGGAAAGATCTGGTAGAGATATAAAGTTATCACTCGTCGGTTGAAATGCATTGAGTCTAGTTTCAAATGAGTCTGCAAGTCCGCCTTCAAAAACGATAGCGCTATCTTCAATTGAAATAGAAGTCGATAGAAAGTTACTATCGCCGCCACCTAGCTTTTGATATATTTCTACAAAGTTTTCATTAATTTTCTGGCCAGCTCGTCTAAGAGTATCACCCGATCCGTCATTAGCAACTGTGCCAACAGCTATAGCTTGTCTAGTCATTCAATCACCTATTGAATTTGGTTAAGTTTATTTATATCGCAGAATCATAAGTAGTGAACATATCTACATCCATTGTTTCAAATATTGAAGCAAAGTCTGGTCTAGAAATATTAGCACTATCGTCAAATGTAAATGAATTAGGACCAACCGTACCAGCAATAGTATCAAAATACTTCAGCATTGTTTCTACGGTCAGTGTCTGGTATGTCTGTAAGAACGCATCATTTTCATATAGTCTAACTCTGACCTTTGATACACCATCAGACGAATCTCTAAATCCTGTCATGTCTACAAATTCGGGTCTTGGCGAGATAGCAGGAGATGTACCGACAAATGCTCCTTGTGGTCCTTCTGCAGCTTCTTCCAATAATTCGGCAATTACGCCTACTGTAACATTTCCTTCAGTCTGCACTTCACCTTGGAAATGAAATCCAGCTGGATGTACAAACTTAGTATATAGTTGCAAATAATCAAATGCAGATCTACCTACTTTAATTAATATTGAAAAGATTTGATATATGCCAGCATTCTGAATAAACTTTTGAGATTCATAGCCAATCTTAGATTGACCGACAATAAACATGTCTCGTTTTGGATATTGAACACTAATCTCTTCGTTAAAGAAGGCTCTAAAGAATCCTTCCATTGACAAAATCGTACCCTTTGAGCTATAAAAAGCAGGAAGCAACTTTGCCATTAATCTTGGTTCTTGGAAAAATGATGCAGCCTTAAGGCCGTTACCAATTTCTCCAATGATCTGATCTAAGTTACTCAAAGAAGACTGCGCTATATCTCGAACTGTATAAAGCTCTTGAATCTGTCTATCAAAACTAGCAGGATTATCTATTTCAAGTAGAAACTCGTAATATTTTTCCAAAAATAAAATAAGATTCGGATAATCGGTTACAAAGTATTCCGGAAGTAATTCCCTAACCTTTGACGAATGAAGATTAATTTCTCTTCGATTCAGATCTTCAATAAAATGCCCGACCGTCATAAAACAATTCTTATCGTCTGATCATCAACAAGACCTTCAGCGAATGATATCTCAGTATCTAAAGTAAGAACATAATTTCTCAAAGGCCTAACAGTACTTTGATTTGAAGGAATGGCAGATATCTTAATTGCTTCTCCTAAAAATGCTTCTGGAATAAATCCCCTGATATTTATAACTCCGGCAACTGGATCATATGAACCAACGTTGTCTTGTAAAACAACTTCTGCGGCATTTACAATTTGCAGCTTTGTTGTTCCTAATTCATTTCTAATTTTACATGGCTGATTACCGAAAGTAAATTGCGTAGAAATAATAATGTGTGTATCATCATCAGGTAAAGCAATACGCGCAGGATAATCCAAAATATAATCTTTTGTAGTATATACGGTTGGAATGAATCGCCTTTGAATTTTAACTGCAATGCGAGAGTTTAGAATTGCTGGAGACAGATCATCGATAAGAGCTAATAGGTTTGATCTTCTAAATGTTTTTTCGAATTTAGACAAATTCTCTATAAAGAATTCTTCGACTAGTGCTTGCACCAATCTCTCTTGAGTTCTAACTGAATTATTTGATGCGCCTGGATCAAAATTAAATGTAGTCGTTAACTCTAAGAATGTGTCGACGGGATCTTTAAATTCAGTATCAATTGACATAATCGAAAGGTTATTTGATAAGTTATTGATAATGCTATTTTTCGTTACGGTTTGAATGCCTTCACTTATTCCATCTTTAAATTTCAAACTAACATACACACTACCAAATTTAGCTGGCACATTGTCTTGGCCACCCCACGTCGATACGTCATCAATTACAGATGAATAATTTTCAAGTATAAGTGCTTTATAATCTTCAGATGTCACTAATCTTTGTTGAGAAGCAAATTTTAATGGTGCATTGAGTTTAATCGATTGAATTGATTCTTTACCCTGGCCACCGGCAGATTTACTTGCTAGAGTGACGTTAAGATCATAATCAGTGTCTAAGATTCTTATTTTTTCTGAAGGTCTAAATGTAACACCGCCGTTTGCATTCTCACCTTTAACGTTAAGATACTCAACAATAATTTTATTTCCAGATACAGGACGCTGGCCTAATATATTTCCATCACTAAAAGTTAATTCAAAATAACCATTAGGCGCTTCTCTTAGGATATAAACTGTAGAATCTTGATTAATTCGTGCCACTTCATTAACATTTAAATATGGCGTAAATGAAGCAGATGTAAATGTATCAAATACATTCACGGTTACGGTTGAAGTATCCATGTTTTGATCTGGTACAACATAGTATTGGTCATCTTCTAATTCACCGACAATAAAGGTTTTTGTTCTTAGCTCACCTTCATATATCGTAATATTAGTACCATTTGTACCTACAAATTGGAAATTACCCTGTCCATCGTTATCTGCTATAATTGTTTCAAGAGTTCTAAAAGTGTAAGTAATAAAATCAATATCAACAGTAAACGTTGTATATTTTGGTAATATAATTTGAGTAACAGTTGTGATATTAGTATTAATGCTCAAGTTAACCGTAGCTTGAGCTCCAGTCTTTGATCTTGGATAATATCCTAAAGTTTCTGCATGCGAAACAACCGATGATCTTAACTGAGCAGAAGACAAAAATGACTCATTGGTAGCAAGGTTCGCCACTAATCCATTAATATGAGTATTGTATGCTAAAACATCTAGAATATTTGAAAGACCAGAAGCTTCGAAGTTATAGTCTTCGAACTCTGGCTGTTGCTCTAGATATATCTTTAGACTTTGTTTGATTTCATCAAAATCTAAATCTGATGATTTAATGGTTGGCATTTATCTTAACCTCGCAAGAGATACGTTTAATTCTACTAATTCGTTTGTACTAATAACCTGAAATATAACAGTGATATTAACTTTATTATATGATCCATCGATATTAACGTCAACTCTACGAGTTAATGCTCTTGGCTCATAATTTTCAATTGCATTCTGAATTCTTTCTTTAACATCTAACTCATCAAATTCTTGATCTAATGAAAAAAGAAAATCATTTAAATTACCGCCGAAAAAAGGCTGAAATGGTTTTTCGAATCGATTTGTAAGCAATAAGTTTTTTACGGCTTGCTTTACTGCGGCCGCATCGGTTTTATTATAAATATCACCTGATTTTTTTGCAGTGAAAGATAAATCAATATCTTTATATTTTACAGCACTCGATCCTACTAAGCTAGTAGTTGTGAGATTACCGTCTTCGATTGAAAAAGCTTTTGCCATGAGTTAGACTCTTTTCTTTTTATTTATATTACCTAACCAACCATTCTTCGACAGAATCGCCTAAATCCTGCAACTTAATCCATCTATCACCGACTGGCTGATTTTTTCTTATTCTTAATCTACCTAGCAATCCAATAGGAGCCCATTCGGATCTAGCTTCTCTTGGAATATATTCGAGCGTAGAATCATATAAAGGACTTAATACTTTCTCGTCATTTAGGAGTTGATAATTACCGAAAGAATCTTCTAAGTATTTACCTTGCCACTTATGATATTCACCACCGCCAGTAACTGAAGGAGTTGCTGAAACCGCTCCAATAATATAAGCTGCGCTGTCACTTATAAGGGCCGGTCTAATCATATCTGAATCTAATACTACGGTAATACCACGTCTATCGGAATCATTTGAATTGCCATCGGACCATTCAAAATATTCTGCGTAATCTGCACCGCCACCATTCCAGTTACCATCAGCATATGCCTGACCATCACCTCTTAAAGAAAATTCAGTATCACCCGTACCAGATATGCGACATCTTAAAAAGTTTTTATCAGCTGGGTTAGGAATTTCACCGACCTCTAATGTAGAGACATCCCCAGTATATCCACTTGTTCCTACCGAAGCATATATAGGTGAAGTATTTCCTGTACCAACATATGCATTTAACTGACCATTGACTCTAAAACCACCGGCCTGTACAGTTGCAGAATTATAACTCTGAACATAGAATTTTAATTCAGATGATCCCGCAGCAGTAATATTTGTTCCTTCATTTTGTGCGTTATTTTTAAATGAAATAGAAGTATTTGCAAATCCAGTTTCTGCCAATATAGCAACTGAAGACCCAGTCTCTTTAATGTGTAATCCTCTGTTGGCTAGTGGTGCAGTTCCGATTCCAACATTACCAGTTAATCGATAAACATCACCGGCGCTTTCAGTCCATAAACTAGGAGATTCTCTTGTCTGAACATAAGCAGAGTCGATTAAACTTATAACACCAGTAGAATCTAAACCGGAAAGACCACCGGCTATTGTTGCAACATCAGCCGAATCTAAGACATTAGGCACGCCGGTTAGAGACCCATATGCAAAATCTTGTGGGGTTTCCCTTGCTTGGACATATGCGCTATCAACCGTAGCTGTAATTAGAGTTGTTACTGCCGCAGAATCAACTCCACCCGCAGCCCCAGCAGAATCATTTGCTGGCTGCCATTGCGATCCACTCCATTTTAACACTTGACCCGCCGTAACACCGGTTGTTGTAACATCCGTTAGGTTTCCTAAGCCAGGTTTGTTTAATAAATCTGTAAATGACCCAGAAGTCGCGACTGTCGCGAATGAAGGAATATTGCTTAATGAACTATAGTTACCATCAAATGCATCAGTAATACCATATCCACTTACTGTTGTTGGTGTACTCGTTAAATCACTAAACGCAACACTTGTCAAATACGTTTGTAAGTCAGTGATTTGCCCTTCAGTAATTTGCAAATTTGATTGATACTGAGTTACGTCTTGAAGTGTTACTGTGTAATCTAAGTCAACCGGTTTCCAAAATGAAGACGCTGAATCATAACTTAGTATTTGATTTCCTACGGGTGGAATAGAAAAATCAACATCCACCAAATCAGTTAAACCACTTACATGGCCATTTGAATCACCATTACCAATAATTCCTAAGTCGGCAAGAGTTGGTGCATTTCCATCGAGTTTTTCTATTTTTCCTACTCTAATTCTACTCATATTTTTATCCTATAACTAAATTTCCTTCGACAGTAAGTATTACACTACTGTCAACATTGATAGGTCCTATAACCATATAATTAAATGTATCATCTGGCACGGTTACGCTTTGACTAATGGATCTAGGATTTTTAAAAAATATGTCCATAGTACTAATCGTATCTAATTGAGCTTTACTCGCAATTCCACTAGGTGGGATTACATATGCAACATCTCCATTACTATCAATATAACCAATACTTCCATTCGGTAAAATGTTTAAATCCGACATTAAAATATTCCTTCAAAAAATGCACCAGAGACGAGTGGAGCTGAAGTAATTCCTGGAATAAGACCAGCATTATCTCTATGGGTATGCTCATTAAGAGAACTTCCCTTATCAGTCACCGCATCTCCACCAATCAATACATCACCATCAACTCTTAAATTACCAGTAAGTGTAGTGATTGGTGTATCAACCGTAACCGATCCATCAGTAACATTCATTTGTACATCACCACCGACAGTAATATCTGCATTTTGATCAATAAAAACTTTTACATTCCCTTTGACATGTATGGCATCATCTGATACAACCATTGTGTATCTGTCTCTGACAATGTGTGTAACAAGATCACCGTCATGGTTAATTTGATAAAATGTACCCGATTGGTGCAGTTCTCTAATTCGTGTAGCATCAGGCGTATTGTCGTATTCCTTAACATGACCTGCAGTAGTTTTGTATACCAGATTGTGTGGATATTCTGCTGCGAATGGATCATCAGGTTCTCCTATTACTTCATCGGGTTCGTATGAATCAGTTTGTATTCCTCTAGCCAATTTACTTACTGACTTTTCATAAGAGTCTTCATCGCTTGGTTCATATTTAGGAAGTGATCCATATACTAACGGACACTGAGAACTCACGCCATCAGTAAAAATTCCAACCACATTTGCTCCTGGTTGAATACCCAATGGATTACCATAGAACGCTGTACCGCCTTCAGTAATTGGTGTTACAACCTGAGACCATGGTAGATCTTCATCAGCAATCTCTTCACCGTGAATACCAAATATTCTAACCTGTATGCGAGCTAACTGTATTGGATCATTAATATTAACGACTTCTCCGATGAACCATCGGATAGTATCGCCATAAAACATTTCCCTATTTGGACTTTCTATCATTTTATTGAGTCCTACTTTGATGAGCAAGTTTAACACAAGTCAATTTAATATCATAAGATCCATCATCTGGACGAAATAAATGATGAGCGCCATGAATTAAATAATCACCAGTTAATCTTTTATCTAATTGATCATCGCTACGACTAACTGCAGTATTACTACTTGGAAATTGTACTCGAATATTATTACCAATTGTTCTATGGCTATTGCCATCAATAAAATCGATTCCATTTGCAACAATTGTAATAGGTGATTTTACTAAAAAATCTGCCATCGCACGCGAAATTACTTCAAATTTATACTGCCCTAAAGTAGCAGCTTCACGATAAGCGAGAAGATCTTCTTCATCTACTGTTTTAAATGGACTAGTGCTAGCAATTCTCGTAATTCTTTTATTTTTTATTTCGTTATAAGGTTTATCATTGTATGTATAATTAGGTCCATATAAAATATTCTGCTGCTCTTTCGAAAGAACATTTTGTCTCATTGGATCAAGCAATTCTTTAAATACGTCAAAATGAAATATATTCCTTTTATTTTTAACAGTATCAATAAATTCATACTCGGCACCAATGAGCCCTCGACGAATTAAAGAATATAAATCCTCAGTATTCGTTTGTTCAAATCCCTTTAATACTCTTCTTTGTATATCATCATATTCCGATTGCGCAGGAACTGATGAATACTTATACTCAACATCTAAGTTTTGAACCTGCTTACTAATCATTGTACCTAAGTCTAAGAAGTTTAACTTAGATGTTGCCAGTGTTGAAAATAAATAAAATGGATATCCATCTATAGTCGCTGCTCTATCTTTGATCCACATCATTGCTTCGAGTGGAGACAGGTTTGGCACAATTAACTTCATTACTTGCTCAGCTTGAACTTCAGAATATATTTCTTTATCTAAAAAGTTTTGTGCTATTTTCTCGAGAATCGTATTGCATTTGCCGTTATACATTTTATTGACAGTTTGTAATGATGATTCGAATAATACATCCTCAATTAAATCTAATACGTATGACTCTGCTCTATCATTTGATTTTGCCGTCATTCGAATTCTCTTAATATAAAATCTTTTTGCGATCGGTGATGCACCAGGCTTTTTACTGCTCAGCAATACTGATATTGTTTCGCCGCCAGTAATATTAACTCCCGAAACAAATCCAGCCTCATCTCTTACTGTCATTGTAGCAGTAATAAATGGATACCGAATATCTTCATAAATTTCGAAAATAGAACAAGCCCCACGCAATTCTATAATATCGCGTGCAATCGGTGAGTAAAAGCTTATGCTTTCAAATTCAAATTCGGTACTACTCAATGGATATTGCCTGCTTAAATGCTCTTACAATTGAATTAACTGATTCTGGTTTTAAGACATTAATAGACTTTAATTCATCATTCTTCGTGCTTAATTCTTCGTAATAAGTTACTTCGATATCAAACGGACCAGGTCCTATCGATGGATTCAGGTCTAAAATGTCACCACTGGAATTAATATAATATTTAGCGGCTAGATACTCTGGCCCATTTGAAATACACGTAATCGATTCAATAGTATTAATTGCTTTAAACGGAGTATCTACAATCGTATATGAGTTAACAATTTCGCCAGGCTGGAATTCACCATCAGCGCCAGCTATAGCAACTTGGCCGAGGTCCAAATGTCTATGGGATATAATACCTCTAACTCCGGAAACTGTGCCAATTACTTCTTGACCAATTCGAAAGCGATCATATAAAGGATCTCGAGTTGTTATAATTACGTATGGGTATTGTGCCATCGCAAATTTCGATAACTCTCTATTGGTTAACGGCCAACCTCTTTCGCGAAGATGATCATTTAAAAGAAAGAATGTCCATTGAAGCGAAGGCGTTTTATATAATTTAAATGATACTTGATCAGGTCGCTCTTCAGCTCCAATATAATATTTTTGATAAAATGAAACATCGCCTTTGATAGTATCTAATACATCGGCATAAATTGAAATATCGCGAAATCTGTCTGGATTTGTTTCGTCACCAAATTTATAGTCAACAATTGGAAAATCTTTAAAATAACTCATGATAAGTTACCACGAGTATCGCGCCAATCGCTGTTAGATATTACTGTTTTCTTTGCAGCAGACGCACCTTCAAGATCATTTCGAGACATAGCGCGGTGTTCCATAAAGTTAAGATTTAAGTCAATCTCAACCGGCGATCCATCTGGATGAAAAACAGAGGCTTGAGGATTATATGTTGTAGTGATTCCTTCACAATAACAATCTAACATCTTACTGCCGATTCTTTTATATGTACTTCCAACCTTTGAGTATAATTTGATTCTAAACATATTTGGAAATTCATATCCAACTGGTGTTGAAAAATTACTTCCTGGTACTCCAGCATCAATTTGCGATGGGTATGAATTATACCTGAAATAGTATATAATCTCTTTTACCTGATCCGATTCTTCTTTTGATGAAGGAATAAACTTAAATAAGAAATTAAATTTTCTAATATTAGGTCTTTCGAATACCGCGCGCGTATTTGGATGTAAACTTGTTCTAGCAGTTACGGCTATAGCATTCCTAACTTTATCTCCTATAGGTGCTGCAGCTGCTCCTCGAACAATACCCAATCTACCCAAATCAGTTCCATTAAAAGCATCAACTAGATTAGATATTCCTTGAAACCCTTGTTTAAAAGCTGCAGATGCTGCACTGGTTACGTCTCCGCCTTGCTCCATAGATCCAGCCAAAGCACCACCAGTTATACCTAAATCTGGCGTTTGATAACCAAATGTTTCTGATACTGCATGGGATTGTGGAACATATAGTTTTACTTTTCGTCCAGTCGCTATTGTATCTAGCTTTCGAATTTGCGCAGCTGATTCGCTACGAATGCGCCCGGTCTCTTTCCATTGAAATGCCGATGAAAAGTCTAGCGAAAACGAAGGAGGAATAGTCTCTATAATTTCAAAATCAATAAAGGAATTACTCCTTTCTTCTGAACTAAGAGGATACTCCAACGTCGGAGATGTGTAAATTGGATCAAACTCGAATTCGTCGTCCATACGTATACCTATAGATAGAATATTATAATCATATTTATAACAGAAAATGGCGTATTCCGGAAAATATCAAGTAATCAACAAAAACAAATATAAAGGCAATCCTGATAACGTGATCTATCGATCGCTGTGGGAAAAGTATTGCTTTATCTGGTGTGACACTAATCCAAAAGTCAAGGGGTGGTCATCCGAAGAAGTTGTTATTCCATACTATTACGATGTTGATAAAAAGTATCATCGCTATTTTCCAGATCTTAAGATTATTCTAGATGATAAAACGCTGTTGATTGAAATCAAACCCGATAAAGAAACTAAACCTCCCGCGGGCGAGCGGAGGACAAAACGTTATATTAACGAAGGATTAACGTATATTAAGAACATGAATAAGTGGGAAGCGGCCAATGAGTATTGTACAGATAGGCAATGGGAATTTCAAATCTGGACCGAAGACACTCTTAGAGAAATGGGATTGCTACAGAAAGCTATGCCAGGCAAAATCAAAAAACCTTTGAAAAAGATGCAGCCTTATCGAAAGAAAAAATCCAAAAAATAGATATAAATAACATCATAGAAAAAGAGTTTTTCGAAGGCTAATAAATGAGTAATCTATTTCAAAACTTACAAATACAAGCGTTTAAAGCTGGTATTACTCCACGAACTCAAGAATCCCGTGATTGGTTTCGTAGAAAGGCACAACAGCTTCGCAGAATTAATAGAGACAGTTTATTAAATAGTAAAGACCTAGATCAAGAAAACAAAAGTGTAGTTGGATCAATGTATATGTTTTTCTATGATCCAAAGCATAAGGATACGTTACCATATTACGATAAGTTCCCATTAGTAATTGTGGTCGGTCCAGCAGAAAAAGGATTTCATGGTTTAAACTTGCATTATTTACCACCTACTCTTCGAGCACAATTCCTAGATAAATTACTTGATATTACAACTGATGCAAAGTATACAGATAGTACTAAATTTAAAATGTCTTATGAATTGTTAAAAAGAGCTCAAAAATTTAAATACTTTAAGCCGTGCTTTAAACACTATTTGACGTCACAAGTAAAAAGCCAGTTTGCAAAAGTAAATGCAACTGAATGGGAAATTGCAACGTTTTTACCAACAGCGATGTTCGAAAAGAAAACAGCAGCTCAGGTATACGGCGAATCAAGGAAAATGCTATAATGGCAAGTGTAGACCAATTAAAATCTTTAGTCTCATCTCGTTTAGGATTTGCTAGAACAAATTCTTTTCTAGTTACAATGCAGCCTCTTGGGCCAGGAAATGGCTTATCTAATTTATTAAGAAAAAATTTAGGTGATGCAGCTGGCACCGCATTAAGTGGATTTGCTCCATCGATTCCAGGGTTAACTGGTAATAATGTTCCGGATGGAAATGAATTAAACATCTTATGCAAAAGTGCATCTTTGCCCGGTAAACAAATTTTAACTACAGATCGTAAAATTGGAATGACAAACGAGAAAATTGCATATGGGTATGCAGTATCTGATGTTAGTCTTACATTTTATGTATTAAATGACTATGGAATTCTAAATTATCTAGAGGAATGGCAGAAGTTAGTATTAGATGAAGAATTGCAAGTTGCACATTATAAAAAAGATTATGCTAGGACAGTAACGATCCATCAGTTAAGAAAGCCTTTGCTTAATTTAACTGCAAATTTGGGTCCTATTCGTTTAAGTGCTGGAATTGGTGGACAAATAGTATATAGTATAGAATTAATGAATGCATTTCCAACTACGATTAGCCAAATTGATTTTTCGAATGATCTAGATGGATTAGTCGAAATAACAGTCTCTCTTTCTTATACTAGGCATAAGAGAGTACAAAAGTCTTCGAGCATATTTGAAGTAACACCGTCCTTAGGACAAATATTTTAACAGGAATTATTATGGCATTACCATTACTGAATACAAATCCAAAATATGAATTGACAATACCATCAACCGGACAAAAAGTTAAATTTAGACCATACCTTGTAAAAGAACAAAAGGTATTATTACTGGCGGCTGAGTCTAAAGATAAGACTCAAATATTGACTTCAATTATCGATACGATCGAAGCTTGTGTTGACGGAGTTAATGTGTATGATTTAGCTATATTTGATGTTGATTATATATTTACTCAAATTCGAGCTAAGTCAACTGGTGAAAAAATAGATGCACAATTCTCATGCTCAGAATGCTCAACAGCAAATGATACACAAATAGATTTAGAAAAAATTAATATTGACGTGCCCGAAAAAAACGACATTATTGAAATGACAGATAAAATATCTATTAAAATGAAATATCCGACGTATGAAAGATTTTTAAAGAGTAATATTTTTGATGCTGATACTAGAACGGCAATGATCATGGAAATTATTATTTGTTCAATTGACTCTGTCATGACAGATGATGAAAACATTAAGCTAGCTGATGAACCAAGAGAAGCAATTATAGAGTTTGTTGAGTCAATGACTGCCGAACAGTTCTCAAAAGCAAGTGCATTTATCGAAGATATGCCGGCGATTAAACATGATATCGCATTTAAATGTGTAAGTTGTGGACATAATAATACTGCGGTATTGGAAGGAATAGACGATTTTTTTTAATTAGCCTCTCACATGAATCACTGGAGAACTATTATAAAACTAATTTCCAGCTTTTACAAAATTTTAATTATTCGCTAATTGATATTGAAGGAATGATTCCGTGGGAGAGAGAAATTTACTTGGCATTGTTGCTCAATGATCTCCAAGAAAAAAATGAGAAAGCTCAAAAAGGATAATAAGAATGGCTGTAACGCTTTCAGATATTAGCAAATTGCTTCAAGATAAGAATGAAAAGCAAACAATTGCTCTTCAAAATATCGATAAATCGACATCGCTGACTGCAAAAAATATAGGTATGCTAAAAGGCCTATTTGAAAAAGATAAGTTCAAGGAACTTGAAGAAGATCTTGAAAGCAAGGCAACCAGCCGTCGCGTGGAGGTTCAAACGTCCAAGGGCAAGAGCTCTAGTGGAAAAGGTGGAGGTCTATTTAGTGGATTCGCCGATATGTTTCCGCAGGGTGGTCTATTTGGGTTAGGTGCAGCATTAGCTTCGCAGCTGCCTAAATTCCTCTTAGGGCGAGCTCTTCCCGCATTATTAGCTAAAGCATTTGCAGATGAGATTGCTGATTATATTGAAAGTGAAACAGGAAGTAAAGATTTTGCTGATGCAATCTATAGAGGTTTAAACCTCGGTGCACTCGGTCTATTGTTTGGCAAGAAGTTTGCTGCACTAGGATTTGTTACTGGAATGGTAATGTCTCCCGCAAATAGACAAAAAATGGAGATTGAGTTCGAAAATTTAGAAGTGAACATTGCTCACTTTACTGGTAAAGTAGAAGACTTTTTTAATATGGAACTGCCTGATTTATCAGAAACATTTTCATATTTAGCTGGAGCTCCAGCAAAAGCATTAGAAGGAATTAATGCCGCATTAACGGGTGATGGTGAAGGATTCGTCGATAATTTAGATGAGATGGGCGTTACTCTTCTCTCCCTAGCTGCAATCATTAGACCAGGTGGAACATTAAGACTAATTGCAAAAACCGTAGCGGGCCTAGGCCTTGCAATAAGTAAGCTTAATTCTTCAATGATGGGATTAACTCCTCCGGGTGGCGGTGCTGGCGTGGCCGGTGGCGCGCCAAAAATGACAGAAAAATCTAGATTTCAAATGAATACTGATCTAGAGAAAATGACAGATAAAAAATTAAATAAGTTAGGTCTAGAAAGAAAAGGCGGAGCTTTATATGATAAAGCTACCGGAAATGTAGCATCTAATGCTAAAATGCAAGAAGCTCTTATTTCCAGTGGAAAACATGGAAGACTTGCAAAATTTTTAAGAGCACCCGGCATTGGTTGGTTAATGGGCGCGTATGATATATATTCTATTCTAGGTCAAGAAGGTAGCTTTGAAAGTAAAGTCCCAGCTTTAGGTGGGACATTTGCGAGTATATTAGGATCCGGCGGAGGTGCCATGTTAGGTGCAGCTCTAGGTGGAATGCTAACTGGACCATTAGCTCCTGCAGGCGCATTAATTGGATCTTTAATGGGCGGCATTGCTGGTTATACGATGTCTGGGCCGTTAGGAATGGGACTAGCTCAATATCTAATGGGGGAAAAAGTTAATGCATTTCCGGACTGGACTGGCTTAAATTCAATGCTAAATAGTCCTGGATCTACTAGCCCGCAAGTAAATATTCCGGAATCTGTAGATGAATTTTCAGACATGGGTTCAGATGGTGCAAATTTATCAGCGGCCAATAAAATGTTTATTCCTAAACCGCCAAAGATATCCTCAGATGATTTTAGGTTCTTTCAAGGATTTGGCGAGAATAGTGGTCAGGCTATTGTATATGCACCGGTTGCAACAGATGCTAGACAATTTAATAGTTCTGGAGTTGCAGTATCTGCGCCACTAGGCGTGGCGCAAATTGATGGTAAGAGTTTATTATCTTAGTCGTCTGCTGCTAACTTTGCAAAGTATGACATAGTGTCATCTTCATCGGTGTCAAATGGAATTTCGTCAGCTGTGACTGGTTCCAATTTTGGTGGAGCAGGCTCATTAATTTGAGATTCCTGTTTTAAAGTAAGAGCACCAGCTTCTACTTCTTCACCAAGTACACGCATGAGTTTTGCTTTTAACTCGTCGTAAGTTTTGTAATTCTTTGGATCTACAAATTCTTGTAGAGAATTAAGGCCATTATAAACTGTTTCAAGTTCATCATCATTATCATTCAATACTGAGACTGATTCAAATTCTGATTTATCGTAGTTACGATAACCTTCAACATTACGAATCTTCAATTTAAAGTTGGCACCTTTCCAAAAATCAAATGGATTAATCGGTGTCTCATCGTCAAATGCTGGTTGCATGACGTCCATAATTTTATCAAAGATTTTTTTACCAAACTTATAAAGGAAAACTTTCCCTTCATTTTCTGGATTTCCCGAGTCTGATACTACGTAAATATTTGTTACATAGTGTAGACGACGCTTTTGATCACGTGCTTTTTCTTTATCTGATTCAACACCAGAATTCCAAAGTCGTGAGTTGAGATCTCCAACTGGATCAGTTTGACCAATTGAAGTTAGAGAGTTTTCGATATACCACATACCGGTAGGACCTTTAAATCCATGATCCCAATATCGTACCCATGGTAAATCTTCTCCTTCAGGAGCAGGCAAAAACCGAATGACTGCATAACCATTGCCAGCTTTATCTACTGTAGGTTTCCAGAAACGATCGTCTCCGTATGACTTTTTTTCAGTAGAACCACCGACTTTTTCTGCAGCTTGAATAAGCTTATCGATTTGATTTTTGTTACGCTTTAGATTTGAAAATGACATTGTATTGTCCTTATGTTGCTGAAATATATTACTGTATTATACACTATATGCGTACTAAAGTACACCTTTATTTATACCATGACAGAGTCTAAAGTATTTTGACGAGGCAAGAAGTTTAACCGGCGAGCTTCTGCCTCTAATTTATCTTTAATTGCCGGTGAAATAAATTTCTTAATATCTTCAATTTCAATTGCATGCTCTTCGCATAGCCAAACAATAGCATCCATATATGATAATCGTTTAGCAATTACAGTTTGCTCAATTAATTTCGAAAACTTTGATTTAGTCAGAAAACTTTTTTCAATCATTTTTTAGTCCTTTTCTTCCTCTTAGCTGCTTGAGAAAGTTTCCATTCTTGTAATTGATCGATCATAGTAGTAATACACTTAATTCTACGAGTAAGCTCTCGTTTACCCAGGTGCGCATATGCTTCCTTTGCTTGTTTACATACACCACTATGAGCATCTTCATACTCGGGTAACATACGATTAAGATACGCCACAACTGGATTGACTGCCATACCTTTTAACTCATTAATACGAAATGATGTTACGATATCTAAAGTTGTTTTTTCGCCCTCATACCATTCGTCTTCGAGCTTATCGATATCCATCATGACAGTATTATCGATTTTCATCAATAGGCGTTGTTGTGGCGTATAAAACTTTTTTGCCGTTGAAGCTTCTTCAAGAATCCGTTTAGTTCTGAGAAGCCCTTTGCCTTTTAGAATTAGATTATTGATATAACCTTTAACTTCTTCCGGAAAACGCTCGTAACCTTTAGGAAATTCTTTTCCTTGATCCATCCAGTACGCAGCAGATGCAACGCCAGAGTAAGTGCTGAAGTTCCATTCAGCATTTGCCATTATTGCATCGTAATCTTCTTTTGAATAATTTTTCTTAATGTAAGCTTTAAAAAGTTTTGATATATCTTTCTTTTCAAGTGAGTATCCAAAATGATATTGGACAGCATCGAAATCTTTATCAATAGGAATATTACGAATTCCAGTTTTCAATAAATCTTTATTTTTATTTGCCATTAGTTCCTCCTCATGGTTGAGTAGTTTTTAGGATCATCGCCGCGACCTACCGGTACAATATTCGATTTATGCATAGTCGCAAGGCCCGTGATATATTCGCCAGTGTATACTTGGGCTTCTTTCTTAGTTCCATGAATTGCCGCCGCCGACGAAAAGCTAGGGATTTCTTGCGGTTGGCGATAATACGTGACCGGCGGTGCATACTGTTTGAATTCCTTAGTGGTTATCGACGATGCAAACTTTTTATTGCGACGAAGCTCCACAGATTTAACTCGGAGTTTTTCTTCGCGAAGTAATTTTTTTCTACGACTTATTGCCATGAATCATATCCTTTCATTGCTGAATAGGTATCCATAATACCTGAACCTTCTAGAGTATTATAAACCTCTTTATCGGATAAGTACATATTTTTTTTATCGAATGCGTCAAGTTCTTTTTTTGCAAGTTTAGCCGATACTGTTCTTTCTCTATCAACTTTCTTCGCGATCCGCTTGATCATTTTTAAACGCTGTGACTTTGTCATACTTTAATTCCTTTTCAATTTCATATCTAATCGTGCGCAATTCTTCTAGAGACTCTTCTTGGATAGCAGAATAACTTCCAAGATTTTCTAGAAAATTGATTTCTTCATTAATGGAATTTAACGTCGCTAATTTCGGTACTAAAGGTTTGTTTTTCATGAATTACATTCCCGTCCTCGTCAGTGATTTTATATGCTTTTAAGTGAGTGATACTATCTAGATGATCTTTTGCTGATTGTACAACATCACCTCTAGATCCAACATCACCGCCTCTAATGGTATAATCATGTTCAAAGCCATGATTCCAGATTACGTGTACATTAAATTTTTTCATAGAGCCATTCTATATAGAATATGGAGAAGTGTACATTATACTTTAGTATAAGGTGAGCCTTTTTACATCGTGCTCAGGATACTTCCGGAGAAATATTATGGAAGATTGGCGATCTGAACGGGACTCGAACCCGTGACCACTTGCGTGACAGGCAAGTATTCTAACCAACTGAACTACCAGACCATATTTGTAGGATTAAAATAGATGATGTTAAGTAGGATAATCATACATATCCATGGTAAATTTTCAACTATCATATTCCATATTTTTTCTATCATAAACTATATATACGATAAAAATGGTGGACCCACCTGGACTCGAACCAGGGGCCAATGAATTATGAGTTCACTGCTCTAACCAACTGAGCTATAGGTCCTAAACTTTAATTTTCTTGCCATGTTTATTGATAACTCGAAATTCTTTTATCTCAAGAATTCGATCAAGCCACTCTGGAAGAATACTTACTGCATTATAGCTGGAGGCAGTGATTAGGCTGAACTTATCATCAAAAAATATAAATGTGTTCTTGACTTGTGAAATTTCGCCTAGACTAATCATTGCTCTCTCTCTCAAATAAGGTGCGGAACGGGGAGACTAGGGTAACTCCCAAGGGGGTACTATCTGATGTACCTTTCACGATGGACCCCCAACAACTCGCAACCCCGCTAAGGGTATGGCCGCTAAGCCTTTGAGTCTACTTTACCCCCCATCAGAGAGAGGTATTCAGTCACGTTCCTATCGGCGCTGCAGGCGCCGAACTCGGTTGTGGATACTATCCACGAAATTGGCTGCTCGACCAGGACTCGAACCTGGGACCAAGAGATTAACAGTCTCCTGCTCTACCTACTGAGCTATCGAGCAAAAATTAATTCTTTTTTCTATTTATTTTCTTATTAGAGATTAGATCATGGCTGCTAATATCAGCAGTCATTCCAACCTCTCCATTTAAAACTTTAACTAGCCTATTTTTATCTAAGGCTTTATCTTTTTCTAAAGTGGCTCTTACAGCTTTTAGTTCTTTAATTCTATCATCGCTGGCATATCTTTTAAGCTGGTCGCATACAATTTCATACAACTCATATTTTTGGTTTGTTGTCAGCTTTCGAGTCATTGACGACGCTTCATTCATATAATTTCGTACTGCCATTATATATCCTCTGATAATTTGGCCTCGCTGGCAGGACTCGAACCTGCGACCCTCTGCTTAGAAGGCAGATGTTCTATCCAACTGAACTACAGCGAGAATTACTATAAGCGTTATCCAAATAAACCACGTTCTAAAAAAGAAGCGAAATATAACACTTAATAAACCTAGAAGGATGGCTACCCCCGCCAATAGAGAGAGGAGAGAGATAGACAGAAGTAGCCATTCTTCTAGACTCATTCTGGTTCCGTATTTAAATATGTATCTACGATTTCCTTAAATTCACTAAGAGTAATTTCACCCCAATTATTGAGGTCAACTTTCTCACCGCTATCGCGAAATTTCATATAGCGTTCTGTGATTATTAATTCATCTGCTTCAATTTTATATACAAAGCCTTTATAGGCATAAATTGGATTCTCGTACATTATTCTACTCCCTCAAGATAAGCATACTCTTCATAAGGAAGAGGTTCACAGTCATCGGGCAATCCTTTTTTCAGCTCTGCTTCAAATGCTTTAGCTTCTTTCTCTGCCTCGAACTGCTCGTTAAGTTGCTTACAAATATTATCGTAAGTTTTTTCTAACTCTTCAGTTGTGTAGCGGTCCCAGTCTAGACGCATGCGGCAACCATAAAGGTCTTTGCTGGCATCGCTAATGCCAGCGATAAGCTGATGACGTTCAAAGTCATCTACTGTGTAGACACCCATCTCAGCCCAATGTGACATGTCGTCGGTATAATGCGACATCCACAATCCCGGCTCCTGTTTCATCATCAGATCAGCCTTGGCGTTAAGTGATTCGATATGTTGTAGTAAAGTTGTCATAATGTCTCTCCTCATTTGATGTAACCATTATAAGCCATGTAACTAAGAATGTACACCCTTTTTTTCAATTATTTTCAACTATTTTTTTCATTTAATTTCAATAATTTATATTCATTACATAAAACTTCTTGAAGTTCATATGCTTCTGCTTCCCAAGGTAAAGACATATACTCATCAACCGTTGAGTACAGCGATATATATTCATCGCCTTTCCATGACTTTGTAAATTTATTCACGTCCTTTGTTTCACCACGAGCATATTGCTTAACATGTACCATCTCGTGAGTCAAAGCCGTGATAAAGTCATCGCCTTTAAGTCGACTATCAACTTCAATAACAAATTCACGTGGGTCAACTGCGAGGCAATAGGCATCAGCATGATCCATGTCTTTGGATAACTCCACACAAATATCTAGAGTTTTCATTCTAGGCATCATTCGCTTGATACAGAAATTCACTACCATTTCAGCTGTAGTTCTTTTATAGTGGGTACTACCCCATGCCATTACTCGATTCATGCTAATCTCTCCAAATACTGTTCACGTTTAGATTCGATCATTGGATTTACTAGATCTGCACGGAGATATCGATAAATTGTTTGAAAACACTCTCCATGCCCGCGATCTCGATCTTGCTTGTCCTTGAGATACTGTGGGAAGCAGCTGTAATATGTGTATTGGATAAAGTGTGATACCTCATGGGCCACGAGGCAAAGTAGAATATCACGGTTATCGTTGACTTTGATTTTACCAATCACTAGATCATTATTGAACCGTGAATACTCATTCCACGATGAATTGTCAAACTGCCAACACGATACATTGATCTTAATCATATTATGACCAGCCCATGACCCACCGTTACGGCGAGAATAGACCTTAAGACTTTTACATGCATGCTCGACAACAGATTTTGGAAGATTAAGCTCATACTTTTTCTTACGAAGATGGCGAACACAGAGTTTCACTATATCCTCGACAGCCACTCGCTTTTCGGATGCAATATTCATAATACTCCCCTCATCAATTTATAGTACCATTCTACCATATTTCATGAAAATGTACATAGGTTTCTTAAAATTAATATTGTTAATTATATGAAATACTTATGAAGCTTTCGATCTACGATCTTTAAGATTAGACGAGGATGGCTTAGCATTCTTTTTAAGATGAACTTGTGTTGTAACATTTTCCGGGACAGGAAATTTAATTTTATCGTGAAAATGATTTAGTACGAATTTGACACTTGAAAATTCTTTAAACATTGATTGCCATATTGGTCTCCAGTTATCAGATAAACGCACGTTTGTTTTATCATCTCTAGGTGATGGCAAATATAAATCTGAACAAGATCTTAAATTCAAATCAAACAAAGAATCGAATCCCCACATGTATACGACATCCGGATTAAATTTTGTGCATGCATAATGAGTAGCCATATGCCCACAGTTAAAGTCTGTATAATTTTTAGCGTACTTAGGAAGTTTAAGGTAGAATTCTTTAACTTGAGGAGCCATTTGCATATGAAACTGTGGATTTTTTTCCATCCAAAGCTTTGGTCTAAATCCCAAAATCCAATCACCGGGCATAATTAATTCACCAGCAGTTAAAGCCTTCATCATTTTAAAATCTACCATTATGGTTCCATACGCATCTGGTACAGGAAATGGTGGGATATTACATGTTAGCTTTAAACCTTGTCTAGGTTCTCTATTATAAAAATCTACTGAATCGCCATTACCGATAATATGTACAACTCTAGGCATGCTTATCTCCAGTATTCTTCAATCCAATTAACAGGTTCATAAATCCTCATAGGCGTTTTAATGGTTTCATTTTGAGCTTCAATAATACTTGGTCTTCCGTGAAAACATACGATAGATGTTTTTGGATCAGGCTTATTGGGATATACTTGATACTTATAAGATTTTAATTTACTCGGGAAGTGATGTTGTAATAGATCACGAGTAATAGGCGATACTGCAGCGTTTAAAAGCTCACCGTCTCCTCTAAACTTCGATAAAATTTCACGCGAGTTTGAAAATCTTTGCCAAATCCACCCATTTTGCATGTAGTCCCAGGCCATAACTCCGGATTGCATTACATTTTGTAAATGTCTTTGATGAGGATTAACTGCACCAACATCTTCGATTCCCATGAATTTTCCAGTATAATTCATAAGAAAATCTATATTTCCAGTGATTAGAGTATCTAAATCAAAATACACCATTCTCTTTGTCTTTGGCAATCTAGATATATCAAACAGCTGTAGCTTATTCCACCAGCCTTCAAAGCCTGGCTTTAATATAATAGTAGGAATTTTAGCTACAGGCTTGTCGGAAAACACAATGAAATTGTGAGGAACTGTCGTGTTCCTTTCAATTGCCGATTTTAAGTTGTAAACATAATCAAGTTCAAATTTTGTGCCCCAATGAACACACGTAACTGTCAACATAATAAATTACTTAATAACCCTTCTCAAAACAACATATCCTCTTCCACTAATGCCATGCTCAACAATCTGCCACTGTGGATCTTTAACTGTAATAAACTTTATAACTCCGCCTAATACATTGATCACTGGTCCATAATTATTCGTATTAGATATTACTATATATTTACTCACGCTATTAGCATGGTTAATCAATTCTCTATAAACTGTTTCTTGTCTATAGACGCTATCAATATGAAGCAAATCAGATTCACCTACACTATTGACGCTATTTGCATCATTTTTATTAATTCTTAATTCAATATTATTTTTTCTAGCAAACTGCTCAAATGGGTAAGAATAATTAAATAATTTTAGATCATAGCCTATAAGAACTTTTGGTTTTTCTAGAGCTAATGCTGCAAAAGATAATCCTGTACCGATGCCGTGTTCACGGACAATTTCAATTTTCTTTTCTTTAGAATATTTGCGAAGAGCGTTCAAATAAGCCAATGAACCTTCATCATATTCTTGAACAATAGATTTGCAATATTCATCATAGAATTTTTGCAAATCTTTAAGTGCCCCTTTTGTAAACTCGATCATCTTAAACCTACAGTCATGTTATTTTTCTATTCTTACACACGTTAATTGCACGCTAGTAGAATCTTTAAAATCTTCTTCTAACATTACACGTTTTATAAACATGCAGTCATCCATATCTTTATATATACCTTGATCATAAACGGCCATATATCCATCAGTGGTCAAAATCATTAATAATAATACCCACATCTACTTTTTACTCATCCAAGCAGAAACGCCCATATAAGCCCCTACAATGCCTCCACCTGTAACATAAAACAAAGTTGATAGATCTGATAACAACTTTACTCTACTGTCTGGTATAAAAGGCATAAACATTGCAATAGTAAAAATAGCCATGGAAACAAGTGTAGCTATAGCCATTCTTCGCTGTGCTTGTTGTTTACGTTGATAAACAGCAAATTCTTTATCACTCACTTTACCATCCCCATCTACATCATAAGCGTTAAGTTCTTCTGACATATTGTCCTCTCTCTTTTTTATTATGGACAATAACTATTTATACTAATTATGCTGTAATAATATTATATATTTCCTTCCAATCATTGGCGCGTTTTACCATTCGATCACCGTTAAAACTCGTGTTATAATGGTGATTAATGAGGATGCTATTCAACCCTTGCTTTAATCCTTCGATAGCATTTTCCGGTTTATCTTCAATCCAATAACATTCAGTGTCAGCATAAAGAGAAAGCGGTTTACTTTTCTCTTCATTTGTATCTAAGAAAATATATTTTTCAAACGTAGTTTTACCAAAAAGCATTTCTGTGTTTTGTACACGAAGTTTTTGTGCATGTGGTTCTTTTCCTAAAGAACTTATCATATGAAATATATATCCATGCTGTTCATGCAATTTTTTGACATAATGAATTGCATCTCGCAATGGAGGTAAATAGCCAATTGCAGCTGACTGATTAAACATTTTAATCCTATCTTCAGCCTGCTCGTGAGCAAGACCATACTTGATTGTTGCTAAATAACCATTTTCATTTGTCTTTTTATGGCCATTAAAACTCATCCAACAATCAAATGCGTATTCCCAATCGACTAATACTCCATCACAATCTACTAAAATTACTTTTTCTTTCAAAATATATACCTCAATAATGCTGTAAACAACATAAATCCAACAACTGCATTCAAAATAATCAATGCTCTATCTTTCCAAGCTAAGGCAACATAAAGCCATCCAGCAGTACCTAGCCACGAAAACACTACATCATATATTTTAGGAATTTCTTCAACCGAACGACAGGCCACTGCAATTAAAACAAAAATGGTTGCAGCCCACTTAGTGTAGTAGACCCAACCCGTAGTTTTGATTAGTGTGATATCATCAGACAGCTTTTTCAAGGATTGACTCCTCTAGATCTTTGATTTTCTTCGTGATCTCAATCTCTGAGATAATGCCTAACTGACGAATAAAATCCATCTTTGCAGAATGGTACGAATCCATGAACTGTTCAAGGCGTTCTTTGTCAGCGGCTGAAAGATATCGTGAACGCTGAAGATATAAAAATTTATTTACGATGTTATCTTCGCTAAATCCAAAATTGCTCATAATGTAATCTCCTTATTTAATACTACTATTATACCAAATAGAGAGAGAAAGTACACTACTATTTTCCAATTAGTTTATCTAAAGTTATCAACTCATTAGAGCGTATTCGTTCAAGATCCGTCAACTGTAGTGTCCAGTATTTGAGTCCTAGCTCATAATTGTGTTCTACGATATCTTCATATTCATTATCACTGAGATCATGATCATCATCATCCCATAAAAACTTAATGTCTTGAATAAATTTTGATCCATAGGGAGTTTTGCGAAATGCAATTGGAACTGATTTGCAAAATGTTGATTCGATTAATCGATATGTCCAGCCATAATCATGCTTATAGATTGAATCTGACCCCTGGTTTGGACATAGACTATATTTTGTATTGCATATTGTTTGGTAGTATGTATTATCAAAAGTGTATTTGAGTATCGTGTCTCTTCCCCGTGCACTTTCTTTAATTACCGAATTATCGCTAATGAATTTTGATAACAGCTTACCTCTTTCTGGACCATATTTTCCTAAGAAACAATATTCGTATTTCTTTTCTTTTGACATGTTATTAATTTCATTAATATATGCCATAGGATATTTTATGCCAAATTCATGGTCATTCACATAAGTCTTGCCATAGATATGATTTAATCGAATCGAAGCGCTAATGCCTTTTTCAGCTAAAGCAGATTGAAATAGATGTTCTTGTAACATCATAACTATTGTTCTGTCGTATTCGAATGAAACTCTGATGTGGCAATATCATCAAGCTTGTGACGAAACTCTTCGATCTTTTTAACTCGACTATCACCTGGCCAACGAATATAATCTAATTCTGGATTTTTTTCTAGATTAGTTAAAAGAGGTTGTATTAGGTCATACATTCTTGTGACTTGATCTTGATAAAACTCAATCCGTTCTTCTGCATCTTGTGTTACAGCTTTTACATTTTCTAAATCATTTTCGTCTACGAGCGTAAATCCAAAATCAAAATCTTCCATAAGTTTTCCTTAGTTAAACATTTTTCTACGTTTGTATTCTTCAATGGTATTAGTGAGCATTTCAGTCCAGTTGTCTCGATGCTCTTTAAATACTAAAGGTTCATGGCCATCAACATCCATGACTACTGCTAGATTAGTTACGGGTAGGCCTGTCCTTTCTTCGAACATAATTGCATATGCAGACATTTGGCAAAAGTAATTAGATATCTTGTCTTTTGTTTTAGGATATCTAGACGTTTTCCAATCTAAGATAGATGTTACACCATCGAACTCAGCAATACAGTCGCAACGCCCAGCCAAACCCAGGTGACGACTATATAAAGGAACTTCAAGCCCAAAGATACGTCCAATCCTAGAGTCCAAGATGGGTTGAACATTAGCCAAGCTTTGCCTAATGTGCGGTAAATATTCTGTCGTATTCTTTCCATTTAGATAGTCCTCGATAATAGAATGCACTTTCGTGCCTCTACTGGAAGCACGACCACTTACTTTATTTGCCTCTTCTTCTCCGACTCGTTTTCTCCAAGCAGCAATTGCTTCTTCGCTTAGAATACTTAAGACAGTAGTGATACTAGGAAAATTGCCGCTAGGAGTCCTATATAATCTACCACTGGATGTAGTCTCAGCATCCAAATCGTCGTATCCAAGATCAATTGTTTCATGTTCAAATACCCTCATATTTATACTTTTATAGTGTTCCCACGGCCACTTTTTTTCTTAATATCTTTTAATAAATCTTGCCATTCTGTGCCAGCGCGTGTATTTGTTGATTTGTAGTCCGTGATCATACTAGGAGCTTGAATAATATGCTTAACGCCATATTCTTCACACATCTGCTTCATTTCTTCATAACTACAAGTAACTTCGAATCGATTGACTTCGCCGTCTAATTCTTTTTGCAATACATACGTTGGCATTTGAATATCTCCTATTCATTAATTTCCCATTTGGTCTGGTATTCTATTGCATATCTAGCTGCATGAATATAATCTTTATCTTCATCGTTCAATACAGACCAGAATTTAGATACACTTTCTATATGCTCTATGACTTCATGTTGCTTATCCAGATGCGTATTCGCCTCCATCATTGACTGTAACTGATTCATTCTTTGATTTACTTTTTCTTTTACGCTTTGTCTTTGGCTCTGGTTCTGGATTACCATATTCTCCATCCTCCCATTCATTTACTTCTGGTTGCTTTTCTACAAACCATTCCGGAATAGGGCGTTTAGTCCAATTCATAGCGAAACGATCTTTCTTTGTTTTATAGAATTCACGATAAGATTTAACTGGATCGTCTTCAAAAATACATTCGGGATTACTTTTCATTGCTAACCGAAATTCAGTTAAGCCGCCTTGCGGAATATTTTTAGGAAGATTTCGTAAGAACGGAATAAGATCCATTGTCTTATGCTTTTTGCCATACCGATAAGAATACTCGGCGCAAAGAGCTACAAAATGTACTACGTGCCATTGATAGTTTAAATGAGTTTCCATAGTCCATTTTGTACACGGATGGCCGGTGTGACATGCTTTGTACAAGTGATCTTCGCGATTATCATCAAGTTTCCAATATTTAACTTGAGTTTTGCCAGTAGATGATAAGCGCTTTTCGAGTGTACCGTCGAGCATGCGGTGTGCGGTTGATAACATTTGTGCAGACTCAACAATCATTTTAACGACATGTTTGTCGCATTGAGCTTGAGCTGCACGCTCAGGATTTTTGTCAAGTATAAAAAGATTCATAATGTATATTATACCATATTTTAGTCTTTAAGTAAACCAGGAAACGCTTCATTGACCATAGGCCTAGTAACAGGTTTCTGAACTTTTTTATTCACCATGTCAGCTACAATTTTTGCATCTTCTGGATGAATGCCTTCTAAGATACTAATAAAAATATTTTCTCTTTTAAATGCCGGAAGCTTATCGCCCGGGCCACCTTTTGCAAAATAACCAAAGCGCTTATGCTCTTTAAGAATTGTTGTTGGTGCAGAGTGAGCTGGTGCTGGAGTATATGGTGCTTCTCCTTCCGGAAGATTCCACTGAATAGTAGAATCCAATGCTCCTCGAATTAAATCCTTTAAAGCCCACGATTCGTTTTCTTTTAAAATTTCGATACACCTTTCTTTAGACTTAGCGCTTCTCATTTTTTTAAAAATTTCGTATGGTAATAGTTTCATCGCCATTAGATAAATTCCTCAATACATTCAATTAGTAGTTTACATTTCTTATTTATTAAGTAAGGAAGTACCTTACCTTTATTGCCCCATTGATCTTGTTCGGTAAAAGAAGTCAATATATTTTCTTTAAGATGATTAGGTGTTTTAGTTAAATCAATCAATAATTCATTCCGTTGGAAATTTCTCCACCATACTGGTTCAGGCGCGTCTGGAGTATCTAGGTGATTTAATACTTCATTAAGCTTTTTCTTTGTAACTGGTGTTTGACGCAATTCTTCGACAAAAACATTGTCATCAGATAGGATATTAGGTACGCCATCGCCCTTATCGCCTTTAATAATTTTTTCTGCAAGATTTAAGCGCGGATGGTCATCGACCACGAACTTTTTAAATAGTGGAGAAAATTGCTTGACGTTATCATATTGTTGCAATTGCTTAAAGTCACCGTCAGCCGAAATAATCATAACTGGCTCATAGTTACCAAACTCTTGAGTGTTTTGTGCTAGAGTACCGATGATATCATCGGCTTCGCACCCATCTTCATGGATGACTTTGTATGGAAAGTTTTCTTTAATTTCTTCTCTAACCATATTGAGTATACGGAAAGCTTCATTCCAATCAAAGTCCGATTCTCCCCTACCCTTTCTGCGTGAAGCTTTATATTGAGGAAATGCACCGCGGCGCCAGTTATTAGGGCCATCAGCAGCAATAATAACTTCACCGTAGTCTTTAAAGAATTTAGATCGATACATCCTGATAGAGTTAAGAATCATATGACGAATCATATTTTCATCAAGAGTTTTTTGTACAGCAATACTACTTATTGCAATACCACTGAAGTCAATAATAATCATATACTATCCGCCTTTGCTATAACTCTACTATTATACCACGGCTTGACGCAAAAGTAAACAATTATTTTCTAATATGTTTGGAATGAATTTTACATCCAATGAATTCGTTATAGTATTCATCACTAAGAAGGACATCATGTTCAAATTGTAGTTTAGCTTCATAATAAGAACACTCGCCTTTGGTTTTACAAAGACGTAGTATTTCTCTTCTATAGTTATCTATTCCCTTTGATTCTACTAGAGCCTGTACTTCTTTGTTGGACCCAAAATAATTAAGCCAGTCTGATTCGACACGAGTCTTGACGCGTCTTTTCCGAGTTTTAGTAATAGGTAGGGTTTTGGGTTTCCAGAAAAATTTCTTACCGATGTATTTTTTGCCGGTATCGATTTCCGTGATCTGGTACACAAACCCCTGGTATTCTTCAGGGGCTGTGCAGTATTCCTTTCCTTCATAAAACCACATTAATCTTCTTCAGTCAATTCTTCTGGCATTGCGCGCCGGCCGCAGCATGGACAAAATTCAATTTCAGCATTTTCTTCTGCAACTAGGTGAGTTTCGAAGTCGCATTCTTCACATAAAATTCTATACTGCTTCATGCAACTCTTTCCCAGCCCCAGTCACCTTCCATACCATTAACAGAATATTCTGTAACGCGTTTCTCGAAAAAGTTATCATGTGATGCACCATTGAGTACCCAATCTAGCCAAGGTAGTGGATTATCCTTTTGCTTAAATTTAGGCTTCATACCCAGCTGCAACAATCGACGATCTGCAATATGTCTAATATATGCTTTTACTTCTTCCTTTGTCAAACCTTGAATCTCATGACCGTTAAATGCTAGATCAATAAACTTGTCTTCAAGCTTTACTGCGTTTTTAGCCATAACGTAAATTTGTGATTTTAGTTCATCATTAACAATACGCGGCTTTTCTTCACAGAATTCTCTAAACAATTTTGAATTACCCTGTACATGCAAAGTCTCATCGCGAATAGACCATTCAACGATAGTACCCATTCCTTTCATTTTACCAAAACGTTGAAAATTTAATAACATGACGAAAGATGCAAATACCGCAAGGCCTTCATTAAAAACCGACTGAGCCAGGGCGAGTGCAACTCCAGTATGAGAATTAATATTACCCTGCTTCATGAAATCAACTTTATCAGCCATTTCTTTATACTCAAGAAATGCATGAAAGTCTTCATCTGGTAATCCAAGTGTATCATTTAATAACGCATATGCTCTTTGGTGCACACCTTCGCGATTAGCGAATGATGATAACATATTGCGCACTTCATTATTTTTAAATTTAGGAATCAATAGTTCATGATAATTCTCACCAACTTGAACGTCGGATTGAGTAAATAAACGAAGAACCTGTGTCACAAATTCTTTTTCGGAATCTGATAATTTGGTTCTCCAATCCTGCACATCTTCTGATAATTCGGCTTCATCTTCAACCCAGTGGATCTCTTCGTGCTTCTTCGTCAGTTCTACCGCCCATGGATATATAAACGGTTTGTAAGTCTTTGAAAATTCTGTTAGCATAAATTTACCTTATTGAGGTGTAAGAGGAATACGATACCACGCAGAATCATTCCACAGATATAACTTATTTGTTTCTTCGACAAAGGCTAATTCGCCTATATCTGGAGTTATTGATAAACCAGATGCAGATGAAACTACATCCATAGTGGCAAGATCGATATCCGATTCTAAAGCAGTTGAAGGCAATTTTCCTTCAACTGTAATACTACCGGATAACTTTGCAAAGAGTCTGTTTTTTCTCATTTGATTATTCCTTTTATTGGGCTGTAAAGATATATGCTGCACCAGCATAATTCTCTGGGGTGTCATCGTGTGTTGCACCTACCATAACAGTGTTGCCATTAATGCCTACACTACTACCAAAGAAATCATTTGCAACTCCATCAGAAGATGTTATTTTCTTGTCTTCCGTCCATGTTAATCCTCCGTCCGCGGTGCTGTATACAAACGCGCATCCCACATCTGCAAGCCCTGATATGTGTTCTCTAGGTGCACCAATGACCACAACATTACCATTCTCTTTATCTATTGCTACCTGCTCTCCAAAGTAGGCACCAACCGCGACAGACGGTGTTAATTTTACTCGTTGAGTCCATGTAGAACCTGATCTTGTAAAGATCCATCCAGCTCCTCGTTGAGAGTTTGACTGATATGCCCCAACAACAATAGTATCTCCATGTATGTCAACTGCTGAACCAAACTGCTCGGTGCTTGTTGGAGTTGATGATACAAACTTGTCTTGTTGAGTCCATGTAGAGCCGTTATCTGAAGTTGTGAAGACGTATACAGCACCACAGTTACTTACAGTTGCCACCAAGTCGTTATCTTCATTTCTTGCACCAATGGCTATTGTATCATTACTAATTGCGACTGAAAATCCAAATTGATCATTACCGACTGTGTCAGCACCACCCAATTGTTGCTGCTGGGCCCATGTAGCACCAGTTCTTTTAAATACATACGCACTACCCGCGTTAGACCCGTAAGTATCTTCTGCATGCGCACTTGCGACAAGTAAGTCCCCGGATAGCCCTAAACCAAAGCCAAAATAATCAGCGCCTCCCGGATTTGATGCGACTATTTTTTGTTGTTCAGTCCATGTAGCACCATTGTCCGCAGTTGTGTATATATACACAGCACCTGCAAATGTTTGACCGGATACTGTTTTAAAGGGGGCTGATACCGCAATAGTGTTTCCATCAACACATACTTTATGTCCAAAACTCTCACCACCAGATATATCAGAAGGCCGAAGCAAGGCTTGTTCTGTCCATGTAGATCCAGATCTCGTATATACGTAAGCAGCACCTGCTGAAAGATAACTGTTACCCTCTCCATCATCTCCGACTGCTCCAACGACAGCTATATCACCATCTATATCAATCGATTCTCCAAACGTGTCACCATCTCCATGGTTAGCCGGGTATATCTTAGCTTGTTCAGAAATTGTTGACCAATCTATAGCAAATTGTAGAGTGAATGAACTTGATGATACTGCAGAGTTAACACCATCAGATGCAATAAATGAAACACCAAATGAACCAACATCAGCTTCATTGGTTGATGGTGTAATAGTAAATACATTATCTACATTCGTGATAGTAGTTTCACCTAATACTCCAGATGTTACGGTGTGCGACCAAGTGATTGGTACGCCTTCTGGATCAGTTGCAGATAAAGTTACGACTGTCGGTGTACCATCTGATGATAGAGCGTATGACGCGTCAGCCTCAGACGTTATAGTTGGAGTTGTATTAATTGTTGCAATATTATACCACGCATTAGATCCTCGAATGTATATTTCATTTGATTCGCTAGCAAATGCAATATCGCCTACCAGAGGATTTTCTGGAAAATCTGATACAGATGTAACTGCACTAATTTTTCCGACTTCGATATCACCGCCTAAGCTTTCTGTACTTATATTTCCAGACGCATTAACCGATGATAAAAATTTTGCAAATCTTCTACTTCTACTTGACATTTTTTATCTCTCTTATGTTGTCTTCCAGAAACGCACTTTACCGGAATTGGCTATGTTACTCACTTTAGCTTCTGGTGTACTTACTGCTAAAATTCCAGCCGAGCCATTCTGCGCAGTAGTAATACTGCTACCAAAACCTTTATCATCTGAAGTAGTCAAAAGATTAAATTTATCTGTCCTAGTCCAGGTTGAACCACTTCTTTCAAATTTATAGACAAATCCTTGGCCATTTGGATTTTCATTCGTAGCGCCGATCCACAAATGATCGCCTGTTAGATGTATTGGCGATGAATGACCATATCCGGCATACCCGAATAAAGCATTTGAATCATCTCCTTCTAGAACTTGTTGTAAGGACCAAGCTTTATCTGCAGTTCTAATATATACCCACACCTTCCATCTATTAGTGGGCACATACTTCCCGGAAATAGCAATTGTACCACCATCCATATCAAAGTATCGGCCAAAATATTCTAAGTCAGATGAACTAGTGTATGGTCTAATAGCAGCTAATTCGTAATTACTCGGATAACTGTGTGTTCTAAATATTCTTACTTCACCGGTTGTATAAGCGCTATTTGAGCCAGTCGCAAAACATTGTTCTGATTCTGAAACTCTTACATGCATTCCCCACAGATTACCAGTCTCACGCCCGACTACTTTGAAAGATTGCTGCCAGCTGTTATTTACTCGATTAAATAGATATGTTGATCCCCCATTCGTGCCGGCATCATCATCATATGGCGCTCCTACCACTAATATATCACCATCCATATCTACACCCATACCAAAATAATCACTATTTTGCTTATCTGTCGCTTGGACTTGAGCTTCTTGATTCCAATTAGACCCATTCCAATTGAAGATATAAACCGAACCGGCCCCGTTTGCGCCAGAATCTTCATATGGTGCACCCGCTGCGATTCGTGCATCGGTTCCTGTTCCAGTTGCAGCCACGCTAAACCCAAAAAAGTCTGATCCACCTAAGTTATTCGGAATAATTTGATGACTAACCCATCCATAAGTTTTCCATGCTACCAAACCCCATGTATATGCTGTCACCTCACCAGAGTAAGCACCGAAACCAATATTTCCAATTTCCGGTGTACCTACAACTATATGGCCATCAGTACCGGCTAGTCTACTACCATACCGTAAATTAGTGTACCCACCGCGATCTTTAGAACCCGCGGCTGTTAGCGTGTTCCAATCAGGTCCAAGGACAAGACTAAATGAACTTATACTAGTTTCTTCATTTACTCCATCGGTTGCAGTAAAGGTTAAACTAAAAGCTCCGGCCGTACTAGCACTTGGTGTTATAGTAAATATATTTTCATTCTGCGAAATAGACGCAACTCCGGCCGGATCGCCCGTATAGCTCCAGCTTAACGGCAATCCATCCGGATCAGTAGATGTTAAGGTGATTACTAATGGAGTGCCAGGAGCTAAATCATACGATGCAGCATTCCCCGAAATTGCAGTTGGAGGTTCATTGACTATTGCAACACTATACCATCCATTTTTCCAAACATATAACGAGTCTGTGCTTTCCACAAACGTCATATCACCAATTGAATTACCTACTAAAGGCAAATTATCAATGGTGGAAACAGAAGATCCAATCCCGCCAACTTGCAATCCTCCACCGATAGCTTCTCTATCTAATTTTCCATTTGGATTTACCGAATTTGCTAGTTTAGAAAATCCACGTATTCTTCTAGACATATTTATCCCTCACACGCACGGCATTCTTCGCCGCTCTCTATGTTAATTGATCGATTTAAAAATTGCATTAATTCATCATAACCACCGATATAAGACCCTTCCATATAAATTTGTGGAACAGTTTTAACTGGTCTGCCAGTAACTTCAGCGGCAGTCTTTCCAATTTCTTTCAAATCAATATATTCGTAATGAATTCCTCTGATTGACAGCTCTTCTTTTGCTTTAGCGCAAAACGGACAATCCGCCTTTCCGTATACTAGTGTTCTATTATCGTCTTGGAGTGCAACTCTTTCGACTTTCTCTGATACATTCTCAGCACGTGATTTAGCTTCCGTGCGGAGGTAATATAATCCTTTAAGCTTTTCCTTCCATGCTTTAATATGTACCCTATTAACATAAGATTTTTTTGCACCAGCTGGGAAGAAGAGATTAACCGATTGGCCCTGGCAGATAAATGGTTGTCGATCTGCGGCATGCTGCACGACCCAAGTTTGATCAAGTTCCTGCGCAGTCTTAAATATCGCTTTTTCGCCTTCGGTGAGCTCAGGCAAGTGTTGAACCGATCCTTTATTAGTAATAATTGATGTCCAGGTAGTATCATTATTTATACCATGCGCAGATAGAACGTCTTCTAAATATTTATTCTTTACAAGAAACGAGCCTGCTCTTGTTCGATGTGTATACGCATTTGCCTTGAGAGGCTCGATACTTGGTGATGTGGACAGGATAACCCCAGAACTTGCATTAGGAGCAATTGCCAATAAATGAGCGAAACGTAAGCCGGTACCAAGTCCATCTGGGTATTCTCCTCTTTCTAGTGCAAGTTTTTCAGATTGAGCAATAGCTTTTGCTTGAATATTAGAAAAAACAACTTTATTAATTTCTTGAGCTTTTTCAGATTCCCAAGCGACTCCATGTTTGTGGAGTAATGAATGGAAGCCCATCGCTCCCAGGCCAATCGATCGTTCTCTGTATGCACTATTGCGAGCACGCTCAATTTCATCTGGTGCATTTTCAATAAAGTACTCAAGTACGTTGTCCAACATCGTGACGAGATCTTCGACAATAGTGGTATTTTTCCACTCTTCATAGTACTCCAAATTGAGAGATGATAAGCAACAGACCGCTGTACGATCAGCAGCGGTAGGTAAATGAATTTCATTACAAAGATTTGAACCATTGATTTTTAAACCTAAATCTTTTAAACTTTGAGGAAGATGCCTATTTGCTTCATCAATAAAATTCAAATAGGGCTCACCGGTTCTAAAGCGAACTTCAATGATTCTTTCCCAAAGTTTACGTGCATTAACAGTTTCAGATATTTTATCTGAGCCAGGATCAATTAAATCCCAATTTTCATTATTTATCACGGCATTCATGAATGCATCTGTGATATTAATAGCATTATGTAAATTTAATGCTTTACGTTGAACATCACCGGTTGGAATCCTCATATTTAAGAATTCAGATATATCTGGGTGAGAGACATCCATATATGCAGCATAAGATCCTTTGCGTGTCTTACCCTGTCGATACGCAATCATATCAGCATCAACAGTATGTAAGAATGGTAAAGGACCTGGTGCTTTATCTGACACTGTTCGAACATCAGACCAATGGCCACCGACACCACCACCTAAAACGGAAAGCCACCTTAGTTCAGAAGAATGACTAATAAGTCCTTCTAAAGTATCTGGCACATATGTAAGAAAACACGAGATTGGCAGACCCTTATCCTTTGCATTCCCATTTGGTGCATTTGATAATACTGGACTAGCAAACATAAACCACTTATTACTTACATATTCATAAAGACGATTGGCTAGAGCTTCATCTAATTCTTCTCTATAAATTGACCAAGCGCGTGACGCGCGCGCGAAAGCTTCTTGAGGAGAGGTTTCGTGATCTTTCATATAGAAGTCTTTGAGCATACCTATTGCATAGTCAGTTAATAGGTCGTCTTTGTTTTTATCAATTTTTATTGACATTTATTCCGTACCTCATGTTAATGATCTATTATATCTTGTTTCGCAGTAAAAGTAAACTACTTTTTGCGTGATTTTTCGATTGCTCGAGAACCAAACCAAAATGATATAATAGCAGCAAATATTGCTTGAGTTTCATCATCCCAGACATGTTCCATAACTGAAACGATATCCACACCCTGTTGCAATGCATGATAAATCATAACACCTTCTACGGTGCAGAACAAAATGAAAAAAGCATACGTGATTACAGGTCGGACTGACTTACGAAGTCCAGCCATTAATCCAGTATCATTTTGTAATGAGATATCGTGTGCAATCAACCGAGCGTGCTCATCATCTTTAGCACGTGCTTGAAATTTCTTAAGATCAACTTCTACGCCAGCGGCCATCAACTCTGCTCTCATTTTCATTTCTTCAAGACGAACTTTACTTTCGTTTTTTTCTTTAAAGAAATCTATAACAGCGGGTATTATAGAACCACCAAAGCCGGTGACGGCCCCTAATACTGTAGCTAGCATTACTTAGCCTTTGAGAAGTTTTGAAGTTTTGATACGACCCAATTTTGAATCGCTTTTGCGTACCACGGCTGTGGCATATTCCATCCAATAAAGGCGCCGATGGCAACCCAGAGTAATATATTCATTATTATTTTTCCTCTACATATTTACGAAAACGCTTAAGTAAAACCGGCAGTTTATCCTTTCTACGTCTTCTGTCTGTAACATTTGTTGTTGTTAGCCTAGGCCCCATTGCAGTATCTGCTGGATTGGGGATTGATGCTGTAGTGGTCATTTCTTCTTTTTGAGCTGATCGAATAGCATCTTGAGTAGGCGCACCCTTTTCCCCTTTCTTGCGCATTCTTTCACCTCTTTTACGCTTAGCATGAATATTAGCCCAAAGGCCTTGTGATTTTTCGTTCATTTTTGAATCTCATTTACTGCTATGTAAATCTTTTTCTTAGTTCGACCATGCTCAGCTTCATATATATCTATACCAAAGACATTTCCCACTGGAAAAGAATCAACAGGAACTACTATTCTATCATTAGGATTAAGATCTACATCAATTGCTTCATTGCACATTTTGCTTTCTTTTAATCTGTATATGCCAGGACACAGCTGCTTATTCTGTAGCACAAACCATTCACTTTTTTCAAGTAAAAAATCAAGAGTGTCAATTTCTAATTTTTCTACAATATTTTTTATTGTATTATCTGATAAGTTATATCTTTCTTTAATTAAATAGAGTGCTGCAGCAAAACTTCCCAGCTTTGTTCCTCCACCTGGAATCTTGTTGAGCAACCGCTTAACATTAGCAGCAAGACGAATAAAAGGAGTATAGGCAGATTTTTTTTCATCGGTATCTAATTTTTCAGATTTAATTCTCTTGCCTTCATCATCAAGTATTCCAAGTTTAACTGCGTCCCAATCGCTCCAATCCATTACTAGCATGCGGATAAATCTAAAGGTAAATGCTAAGTCAGCAGCTCTTTTTACTAGTCCCATTATATTGCCCTTAATTTATTGACTATGTATGAATCCATTTCCATTTCAGTATATTGATCATTTGTTATGTATTTTAAAAATATTAAAAAAGGCTTTAAGACTTTAAATTGCTCTTTATTCATTTTTAATTCTAAAATATTTAATGAGCATTCGATACCAAATACGTTAAACACTACAACTAAATGATTTAATATAAGTCTTTCAGCCAATTCTTGATTTTCAATATATCTATTGACAAGCCGCTTGATATACTTAAATCTTTTTAGATCTTCATAAAATTCATCCACGTCAGAAAACGTGGGATTATCATAATGCTTCGCGGCATAAAGCATTACATTTTTTTCATTTAGTTTAAGTAACATGTATAATAATCTCCAACCATACAGAGATTATATATTACTTGTCTTCTAGCTTAAACTTGCTTCCGCCTAAACGACTCATGAATATTGACTTTGGAGTTTCTTCTTTTTTCTCAACTTCAATTGCCGATCCACCTAAACGCACTTCTGTTTTAGGTTCTTCTGGGATTTGGATTTCTTTTACAGGTTCAACTTTTACTGGCTCTGGCTTAACACCATTGAGCATATCAGCTTTTTCTTGAGTCATTTTTTGAACTTTTAAAAGTTCTCCTGTTCTTGGATTAATCCATCCTCTTGTGGTTGCCTTTGCATTTTTCATTATACTTCCTTACTTATCAAGAGCATCTGCTTTCTGTGATGCAGCCATTGCTTTTCTAGTCAAAGACTTTGCTGCAGCGGCTTTAGCGGGTGATGTAGCCATATCATGTTTCTTAGCAGCAGATCTGTGTAAGTCGGCCGCCATCATATGATGAACAGCATGATCACTTGCGCCTGCGTCGCGAGCATCCTTTGCAGCATCAGAATGTTTTTTTGCTAAGTCTGTATGTTTTTCATGATGATCCATGTGATGATCAACATCTACTTCTTCATACATTGATTTATATGCATTAGCTACTGATCTTACTACTCGCGAGAATGATTCTTTCACCGATGGATCACCTTTACCAGCTTTAGTAGTATCTTTCACTGGATTGATAATATTCTTATCACCCTTTGTATCTTTATCTGTAGCATTCTTAGCGGAAGGCTTAGTTACTCGACCAGCCTTTGATGCATCATCATGAGACTTCTTTTCAAGATCTAGATATTCGCCAGTATCTTTATTGTCGTCTTTCATTTTTTTAGCACCAGCGCCCTTATAAGTATCATCCATTGTTTCAGGTTGAGTTGCACTTTTATAATGCTCTCCTCTATTTTCAAGCACTGCCATTAATTTTTGTCTAATTGACATATCAGTAGACTCCTTTGTTTTAACAACTTCTTTATCAACAGGCACCATGCGAGTGTGTTTTTTTCCATCGGGTGCAACATATACTTCTGGTTTCTTATCAGCCGATCTTACATTTTCAGTCTTAGGGTTCATTTCAATTTCATTGCCCGCTGCTTTTGATTCTGGATCATCTTCTCCAGTTTTTTTCTTTTTCTTTAAGACTTTATCAAAGTCTTCATAGCCTTCTTTCTTAGATTTACTACTGCAAGACTTATATGCTTCGTGGGTACCTTTGCCATCACAATGGTCACAGCCTTCGCCCTTACACTTCGGGCATTGAGTCTCATCTGCTATAGCTTTTGCCGTGTCATTTTTCATTGTGACAGGATGTTTTTTCCCACCAAAATTGAAGTGTGTTTTACCGGCTTTATGTGCTGCAGCTGCGGCACCATGAAAAGCTGTTCTTTCGTTGGCTGGGACTTCTTCTGGAATAATGAAGGTTCCTTCTTTAATCGTAGCATACGCCGCAGCCAAATTTTTATAGTACTTAATATCCATTTATTATAATCCTACTACTTGTGATAATAAAGAACCGGCAACAGCAACAAGCGTTAGCCAGAACAATTTATTAATTAAACATACTGTACGGTGGTTTTCATCAACTTTCTTCTCAATATCATCTAGTTTTTCTGAAAGTCGATTGATTCTTTCGTACATTTGACCGTGGTCCTTTTGCAATGACTCGATCTTTTCTTCAGCTTTTGCGAGCGATACCATAATGTATGCGATCTCGTCTAGTTTTTGCTCGATTCTATCTAACCGAGCTGTGGTGTTATCATTTACCATTAGCTGTCAACCTTACTTCCAGATCTCCACTGATAACAAGACCAATAACGTGCTTTCCATTTTGGACCTGGATTTTCACAATTATGTCTTGCGCGGAAACTTTTTCTGCGCGCTGGGTCATCTCTTTTGATCTCCATGTTTGGATCTCCAAAGTTAACCTTCACAACATTACCTTTTTCGTTTTTGACGTATACAGAAAATTTCTTTGGGCCATCTGCAGTTCTAAACGGATCGTTTAGTTTTACTTTGCGCCCTTGATATTCTGATTCAACAATTGCAAGATCTTCATATAGATCTTGACATTCGCAGTCATCGTCAATTGCGTCTTCTCTAAATAACTTAAATCTATCTATAGAACTCATTATTAGTTCCTTTATTTCGTTTTAATCCAAGAGAAAGGTTTATGTTTCGGAGGTTCAACCGAAACAGGTTTTCTTTCAACTTTTTTTGGCTCGTATTTTTTACGAGTTTCAGAATCCATTTTACTCTTATAGAAATCGTCGTTTTTTCCGACGCCGTGCTTTTTTAAAGCTCGATTCATTCTAATTTGAGCTGTTCCTTCATTTTGCCCTGGAGTCATTTTTTTAGCATGTTTAGCTGCTTCCGGCGTCCCTTCTAAGTATTTATACTCTTCAGGTAATGCAAGATGCTTGGGTAGCTGACCTTTTTTAGTCATATCATTCAAAGTATCAATTAGCTGATTTCCATCACGAGGCTGAAGCCCAAGAAGTTTGATAACTTCTTGGACTCCTTTATCACCTTTACCTGGATTTTCTCTTCTCCAGTTAAGATAAGCTCTCACCAGCTTTTTCATTTTAGGGGCCATAACAATCTTACGCAGCCATTGTGGCATAAGATCTTCCCTCAGTTGCTTAAATTTTTTCATTTATTATTATTCCGCTTGATATGTTTTACCCTGGGTTTGTGTAGGCGGTGTAAAGTTTGCAGTGTACTTAGCAGTCCCTTTAAGTACTTGAAAGTTTTCAATATAACCATTAAACGGTGATTCCGTAAAGTTCGCAACACTATTTCCTATTATAAACGGAAATGTAGTATCAACAAAAGCTCCGGTGAAACTGGTCAATTGACCAACATTGTTTCCATCAGCATAACACGTTAATGTACTGTTGGATGTATCTCTAACTAAAGCTAAATGCCACCACGTATTACTTGGAACAGTATAACTAGTTTGACTAGATGAATTCCATCCACCATTATTTAACGATATTAAAAATCTGATTTTACCACTAAAAATATCTAGTTGAGTTGTTCCATATTGTGTATTAGTGTCTCTTTTTCCAAAAATACCCATGTTGCCAGTGTTATTATTATATAGCCATGCCTCAATAGTGAAATCAGAACTACCAAAATTAAAGAAAGCATAATCATTAATAATAATTGAATCCCCTGTTCCATCAAAGGATATCGCAGAATTGGCAAATTTGGTCTGTGTAGTAGATGTAGAAACATCTCCATTCAATGTTATTTGCTTATGATTACTTGTCTTATCAAAGATACCTGCGTTGTCCATTGGGAGGTATACGTCTGCATTAGTTGTACCAACCGGTGCTGTAGGAATTGTGTAAGAACCTCCTGTATATTGAGCAGTAGTTGTCACTTGTAAATCAGCAATCCAACCATCCCACTGACCAACATCACCACTACCTATTAAATATCCAGTAGTTCCAAATAGATCTCCACCCTGTGCCACAGTTCCATACTTTACTCCATTGACATAAGTTTCTATAGACCCAGATGTTCTACAAAATGCTACATGCGACCACTCATACGCTCTCAACCCTGCACCAGATGTTTTGTATGAACCACCCACATAAGGATAGAATTCTGTTCCGTCAGTTCCTAGAAAAATTGAACCACCATCACCTCTGTTTGAGATTATCATTTTAGTTCCAGCCACAGATCGGGGGTATATCCACGCTTGGAATGTGAAATCTCCAGTCCCTATATCAGTACAAGATGTTACATCTAGACCACCTGCAGCGTTAAAGTATACCGATCCTTTGTTTTCACCAACGTTATATTCTGATCCTTGGCCATATGGATTGAATGCAGATACCTTTGGATCACCTGTAAGAGTAAATGTATGAGCACTAGATGAGTTATCAATGAATCGATTTGACTGACACGTTAACATAACAGTATCAGAGATTGCAGTTAGATTTTCTTCGGGAGGAGTAAAAGATGAACCGCTGTATAATGCTGTTCCGTTTAGTATTCTATAGTTTGATATGTATCCACGAAATCTTTTATACAATTCACCATCAGCCCCAATTATTAATGGTTTAGTGTTTGCAACATTACCCACATTCCCTGTAATTGTGCCCAGTGAAACACCATCCAAATATAAAGTTGTTGTATTTGTGGGTTGATCATATACTACTGCGATGTGATACCATTTACTATAATCCCATATTACTTCAACATTAATCCAATTATGGCCAACACTGTTCCAAGTGTAAAAAGCAAATCGATTATCTTGGTGTGTATGCCCTGTACCTGCATTAAAATACATAGTCCATTTACTTGTATTACCTCCACCGTTACTCATACCAGTTATGGTCTGCGCATCAGCATACGCGTTTGGTTTCATCCATAACTCTAATGTCCAGCTTGGAGGTGATGCTTGCTCACCAAAAGCAAAATCAGTACTATAGGGGATTGTTAAATAATTAGTTCCACTAAAATCTACACTCCAATTATCCAGATACGGATGGAATGCTGTTTGGACTGGAGTGCCACCGTTGATATTGACAGTACGTGCATTCGTTGAGCGGTCAACGAATGTAGAGTTGCCTATTGCATCGGTGTTCGAAGTACCAATATTTAATCTTGTTTCGTCCCATAAAGCACTAGTGAAAGCTAGTGTGAAGGTGCTAATAGTAGTCTCTGTGTTAGTACCATCTGTAACGCTAAAAGTCACACTAAGTATACCAGCATCGGCTGTATCTGTACTCGGAGTAATAGTAAAGACGTTGTCCGCCTGAGTCAATGTACCCACTTGAGAATCACCGGACGTAGTAGCAGACCATGTGAGAGGGAATCCTTCGGGATCGCTAGACACTAGAGTAACTACTGTTGGATCACCAATTGCACTCAAGCTATAGCTTGAATTTCCGCCGGTGATAGCCGTAGGTGCTTGGTTAGTCGTTGCGATATTGAACCAAGAAGTACCGGTCCATATATACAAAGAGTTTGTTGCAGCTACGAATCCCATTGAACCGACATCAATACCAGACGTCGGCATATCTAAAGTTGTAGCGTACTCAGTAGTGCCAGCTCCTCCGCTAGACACTTGATTAGCTGGATCTGCAGCTGCAGATGATTCTTTAACTATTCTTGATTTAAAGTTTGAAAAACTCGTCATTGTTTTTTCCTTGTGATTTAGCTTGTAGCTCTGAACAGCCAAATTTTACCATATGAGGTATTCCATTCATATGACCCAACTGCCATATTTCCGCTGCTTGGGCATACTGAAATAGTATTGAACTTATCACCAGCTCCTAACTGTATATCAGAGATTGATGGAAAGCAAACTTGCGCATTAGCGGCATTTACTCTTGAGAGGTATTTATTTGCTGGAGTGGTCGGTTGGAACTGTACGAAAGTACTAGCAATGGAATTGGACATGGCTGAGGACCTTGTCCAAAAACCATAAGCATAATCACCATCGTCATATATATCATGATGGCCAATCCATAACCCTTTCGTATCCCTGGCGGCCGAGGTTGTATATAAGTTTGACGCGGATGCAATATCGCTGCCGCCGTCGATAGCAGTAAAAGTATGCGAACTAGTATCAATTTCGCAAGCTTCTATATAGTTATTTGGCCCCTGCGCCAAAACAATAACTCTACCTGTATTTGTATAAAAGATATATGACCTCGTTGGGTCCCAACCAGTATCATCTATTTCAGTCTGCCATGTCCACACATCATCTACAGAATTATAATAAAATAATTTTAAATAACCTGCAGTACCAGTAGTTGCAACTGCGTATTGACCTCTTATTGAACAATAGTACATATATGTGGAGTAACCCCAGTTACTTTCATTTATAGTACTGTTTAATTCCCACGCATCTGTACTTGAGTTATAATGATAAAATAATATTTTACTAGTAGCGGAATTGCTAGGAATAACCATTAGTCTTTTATTCTCTATATCCCAATCCATGTATGATGTAGGACCCCCGACGCCATCATTATATGTACTAATGACCGAGTGTCTAGACCAAGTATTATTAGTCTTCTTGTAGAATACAAGACAGCTATGTACTGTTGTGTTTGCATAATCTGTTCTAATGACTATCCATTCATCATTAAACAATAATTGCTTGTATCCAATAAAAGTAAGATCTTCAGAAGCTGAAGGATTTTTTTCTCTAAATGTTATATTTGGGTTAGAATGATCACTAATGTCAACAATGACTAATTCATCATAAATACTACCACTTGTAGTATTAGAAATAATTATAGCTACCTCATTTGATTGAACTTTTACTTGGGCTGGGAAATAGTTAACTGGAATTGGATCACCATCGACCTCAAGGAAATCCTTTGTAATAGCACCTGTTGGACTAACACTACTATTTACTGCTCCCCAATTTAAATTAAAGTATAAAGTAAATGTAAGTTGGTTAGAATTAGTAACATTAACTCCATCTGAAGCTGTGAATGTTAATCCAAATTCTCCAGCATTTGCAGGATCAATAGAAGGGGTGATTGCAAATTGACCATTACCATTATTAGTTATTGTAGCAGTATTTCCTAGTGTACCAGCTGTTACAGTGTAATCCCATGTAATAGTAGTACCTTCCGGATCAGTCGCATCTAGATCAATATTAGTGGTAGTTCCATCCTTAGCAAGTGACAAAATACCTCTTTGGTTTGAAGTAAAGAAAGGTGCAGAATTTGGAACTTCTGCAGTAAGTATGTGTCTCCAAGTAGCTCCATTCCATAAAAATAGCTTCGAAGAATCTTCGGTGTAACTTAAATCTCCAATTGAATTTCCAGAAGATGGGAGATTTGCAGCGGCTGCATATGTTGTAA